ATGCCCGTCCGAATCATCGTCTGCGGCGGTCGCGACTACGCCGATCGCGACCATGTGTTCCGAGTGCTGGACAAGATCCACACCCTTCGCGGGATATGCGAGATCATCCAGGGCGAGTGCCCGACCGGGGCGGATCGCTGGGCAAGGGAGTGGGCGGTCAACATGGGCCAGACTTTGACCCGCTGCCGGGCCGAATGGGAGAAGCACGGCAAGCGTGCCGGACCATTGCGCAATCGCCACATGCTCACACTCAAGCCTGATGGCGTCGTGGCCTTTCCAGGCGGGAGAGGCACGCAGGACATGATATCCGCAGCACAAGAGGCCGGAGTTCCGGTCTACTTCCCCTCCTAGCTCGTCCGGGCAATCTCAATTCCCCCTTGTAACACTCCGCGCCCAATCCTGAAGCGCAGACAGCTTCACGGCGCAGGCGTCGGCGTCTCCGGTGATTCGGACAATAGCTGCTGCATCCGCTGGGTGAATGTCGATTCGCTGGGTTCCAGCATCCACGCCGCCGGGGCTGGTGGTGGCGGGCACGCCTGCTGCTGGGCAACTGGCGCGGACTGACAGCCGCTTAGTGCCATCAGCCACAGCAGCAGACAGCCGGTCGATTTCTTGCTGTGCATTGCGCAGCTCTCCATATCGTTGCTCGTCCAGACTCGCCAGCTCAGCGGCCAGCGCCTGGCTTTCCTTCTGCTGCTTGAGGATCACTGCGGCGTTTGCCTCGGCGGTCTGGCGCAGGGTTTCGGCCCACTCCGCTCTTAAGTCCGATATCTGCCCACCAAGGCGCCACCCTTGCGCGATCCACCCTGCAGAGAACGCAGCGAGCAAGGCGGCAGCTATGCCGATCAGGCGCGTGTTCACTGCTCATCCTCGAATAGCTTCCGCTCGGCCATGCGGCGACGGGTCAGGCCAGCCAAGACATTTCCACCGGCGCGGTTCCATCTCTGAAATTGCAGCGCAGCGTCGTCGTACATGCCGGAATTCAGCAGGCGCAGCAGCGTCGAATCACTGAACGCACTCGCGCCGATGTTGAATGTGAGACTGACCAGTGCATCGAACTGGTGTTGGCACAGACGAACCTTGACCAGGCCATTTACTGCGGCCTCGAACTCGGCAAGGTCGTCGCGCAGCAGTTCCTCTGCCCAGTTCTCAGTGATCTTCATCCCCTGCTTGACGCCCTTCGTATGGCCGTAGCCGATCGTCCAGGGATCGGCACCAGTTCCAGGGTCCGGATAGGCTGTCAGGCTCAGGCCCTCGAAGCTCTTGATGAGGTCGATGCCTCGTTGTGACGTCTTCATCATCCTATGTATCTCCTTGAGCCGCCGATCCTGACGCCAGTCCAAAAGATCCACGCACGCCAGCGGGCAACGCCTTCGGATCGCAGCGCGTTGAAGATCACGTGATCTCCGTTGCCGCGCGGCAGCATTCCGGTTTTGTATATCCAGTCATGGATCGCCGCCGGACCGTGACCGTACCCGGCCACTGCGGCATACAGCGCCAGGCACGCGAGCCCTACGACATAGGCTGCATAGCTCAGCCATGCCCACGGCGACAGGCTCAGTAGTAGCGAAAGCCCGAGACCGATGACTGCGAGCGTGCGGACGATTCGAATGCTGGCGAAGTCAGTTGTGAAACCTGTCGGCACCTCGATCAGCCCGTGGTCAGGGTCCAGATATGAAAATGGCGCCAGAAGGCGCCATGTTTTGCGGTCGGGCTGGAGCTCAGCTTGGAGTGGATTCGTGAACCGGTTCATTGGGCCAGCCCTCCTCTAGCATATCCGGCGTGAAGGTTCCGGCCTCCAGCGCCTCTAGCAGTTCTGCCTCGCGGTTGAAGCACGCCTGCACGTGATCGCTCACCGCATCGGCCATAGCCAACACTTGCTCGGCGGGAATCTGGATGAAACCCTCGGGCGTCTTCCAGTTGAGCGTGTAAGCAGCGCTGCGCATTGCCTTGATCGCCGATCCCGTGATGAGTGCTTTGCTGCGATCATCGGTCTCGATATGCATGCCGGCCACATCAATGCCGCCTGTCTCCGCCTGCCAGCGGCGCGCGGCGATGGAGGCGATTAAGGCCTTCCTCGCTTGCTCAGCCTTGTGTTCAGCGGTGATCATCCCGCTCCAGTCGATATTCATGCGGGCACCTCATCAGTCGGCAGCGGGATCGGGCCGTCTTCGGTCACGTGGATCGGCTCGGGGAACGCCACTGCCCGCGAAGGGTTAGGGCCGTGCGGCAGGCGCAGTGTCAGATGCAGCTCGCCGTTCACGCGGGATACGTAACCGACGATCCAGTCGGAGTCGATAGCGGCAGAAGGCAGCGTGCCGCCTTCGGGCAGTTGGGTGAAATCGAAGGGCTGGCCGTTGAGGGTCAGCACGTCGCCGGCGCGAGAAGCTATTAGCGGAACGAATTGGCCAGGTAGCGGGGTGAAGGGGGAAAGTGTGATATGCATGTGCACTCCTATTAGTACCAGCGGCCAAAGGCAACTGCTGAAACACTGTCGCCTGTTCTCGATCCACCACAGGCCAGCCGCAAAGTCGCTGAGTCATATAATGTTCGGATATGGCCGATCGGTATGCCGGAATTTCCGCAAGAGGCTGATCCGGATGTCTGACCTGATGCCGAAAAAGATGCCGGGTAAGTCCAGTTAGTATCATCAGATCGGTAGATACTTCCGTACTGGATGTTGCAATTTATGGTGAATGCGGGGCTGAAACATATCTGTGTTCCATCCGCATAACGCACCGCCCTGCCGTTCGCATTTTCAATGATCTGGAAGATCGCGCCGGTAGGTACGCCGCTAGATTGGGAGACGATGCCTAAAATTCTCCGCGCGTGATATATCTCACTCCATGGCGTCCACGCAGGGCCAGCTACATATGCGCGCAGGTAAATGCGGGGCACTGACTCCCGGCTAATAAATAATTGGGATACCGCCACCGATGAATATGCGATGACTTGAAGCGTCCCCAAGGAAGGAGTCGGAGCATTCTGCGCACCATCTGGGACCGCATACTGTCCGCCCACCAACACCGCATTCAGGTCGGTAACCTGCGGGCCGTTCGTGGCGCCGAGGCCGAAAGCTCCCACTGCCATCAGCGCCCCGGCAGTGGTGTCGGTTGGGCTGGCCTGAACCACCTTGCTGGCCGCATACGCGGGGTTGCTGAAATTCGCGTTCATCTTCTCAAACGCCCTGCGCGCGGTATCGCCCCCGGCGCCTGTTCCCTCGGCGCCGAGGTTTACTTGTTGAAGTGCCATAGAGGCTCCTTGGTTGGGTTGCTGCTAGCCGTAGACGCTTGCTGGGAATTTGCAGATCGGCATGCAGAAGTTGAAAGCCTGCCCCATGCTCGGGTCTTGCAGTTGATAGACCGGGTTTTGGTTGATCGTAATATTCAGAACTCGCGCGCTCGAATTAAGTAATTCAACCCCAGCGAAGTCGGCAATGCCGAAGAACACCACGCCACGGTCAAACCCGCTCACACCGATAAAGTCATCCGTTGCGATGGACTTTCCAGAGGCATAGCGCCCCACGCCGTTGCTTGTTGATTGATGTGTCCACGTTTTAGTGAAGCGATCAAATATTACTGGGCTGTCGGTCGAGTTGAAGATAACCTCGCCGCTGCCGGTTTCGTCATACAGTTCCATTCCGTAATCTTCGGAACTTGGACTGTCTGAATATTTGCACGCCACATATTCCAGCGTGTGGTCCATTAAATTGTTCGTACTGCCAGCGGCGGCCGTCACCTTAAAGCCTGTCCAGTTGCCGGGCGATCCTATAAAGGTGAAATACACCGCTATGGATGTCCGATTAAACGAAGACACTTTGACGAATATTTCCGGGGTAGCGGTGGTCGTGATCGGCTTCGCCAGCGTGATGGAGCCATAGCCCGGCGTATCCGAGTTACTGGACCGCACGCGCACCGTGCCGCGTTCGGAAAACACCAGCAGCCTTGAATTGTTCGATACCGTGACCACGTTGCTGTTGTTGGTTGCTTCGAGTCCAAATTCAGCCATTACGCCAGCACCTTAACCACGACCACAGAAGCGGCCACCGTATTGGTTCGATTGTATTTATACCAATTGTCGCTCCGGTATTCTTGCCAGTTAACATAGGTCACAATCCCAATTTTATTCAGCCCTATATCTCGGAAAGTTGGCGTAAAGCCAAACCCGTCGTCATACCCCGGCTGATCATAGCCGGCATATACAATCGGCTTAATCACCACAAAACATGTGGCGGGGTCATAGCCAGCGACCGAGAACTCCATCAGATCCGTGCGCCAACCTTCCTGAATCGCCCCGCGCCCCTGCTTGGCGATGGTGGTTTCAAATATCTTTTTGATGGTGAAGTGCTGCATGCCCAACGTTAACGCGCCGTTGGCGGCGTTGATTTCAATGCCGTATTCGCTCATCGCAACTTACCGATTTTCACCCGGAGAACGGCGTTCTGGTCGTAGACGCGCAGGGATTCGTTATCCATCGTCATGCGCCCGCCGCCCGCCACGGCGCCGTTGATCTCAAACGTCCCCGACTTGTCCAGTCGCCAGCCCTGCTGGCCCGCCACGTAGTTGGTTGACTGCAGGGCGGTTGCAATCTTCGCCATATCGATGGTGCCGTCACCTATCACCGCCGAGTTGATGAACGTCTGCCCGCCCTGAATCACAAATGGCGAAGTGATCTGCCCGTTAGCGGTGTTGATGACGGCGAAGCGATCGGCCTGGAACAGCACCTGCGACTGCATGCCCTCGGGTGTGTTCTCCAGGCCAATGCCCATGCCCGCCGCATAGTAGGTGCCGTCCTGGCGCACCTGGAGCTTGATCGACCACATCGCCGAGGCGCCGTTTTCCAGGTCGGCAACGGCCTTGGCGGTCTCTTCGACCGAGGCCATCAGGTCATCGCCGATCTCAGCCGCGACCTGATCAATCCGCTGGGCCAGAGCAAGGTCTGCCGAGGTGTACGCCGACTGGATGGACCAGACGCCCGCCATCACCGACGTGCTGCCGGCCATCCACTCCGTATCGCCAGCAAGCGGCGGGTTGATCTGCGAATAGACGCCTTCCACCTTCTCGCTGACTGCGGCGACGCCGGTTTCCGTTTCCTCGATGCGGGTGGTGTTTTCCTGCACCTGAGCGGCAAGCGCATTGGCCTCCTGCGCGATCTGGCCGATATCGATCCAGTAGACGGGGTCTGGCGGCGGCGTGTCGATTGGCACGTCCTGCGCGGCCTGATACAGCCGCTGCCCCAGTCGAACCGTGTCGCCCGCCAGGTAGGGTTTGTTTTCGTAACCCAGCGCATCGGCCACCTGACTGATGCGGTCGTTGACCGACCCGGGGCCGTCGCCGCTGATGAGGTTGATTTCATCAAGCAGGTGCTCGGCAAGCTCCGTTTCGCTGATCTGGCCGGCGATAATCTGAAGAATCAGCTCCGGGTCGTTACTCGTTGTGGCCGTCCGGTAAAAGAACGCGCTCACTCCGTAGGCATTCACCGAGCGCACGTAGTAGTGGTAGGTGGTGTTGTACGCGAGGGCGTTATGTGTGAACGATGCGCCGCGACCTAGAAACGTTGCGGCTTCTGGGTTATCGGTCGGCGCAAGGGCATACCAATACTCGTAGGTTCCGCCATTGAGGCCGGTCAAGTTGAAAGGGATCAGAGTGATTGAATCAAAACCCTCCTGAACGCTTACCGATTGGGGTTGTGGCGGCCCCATGATCGCAACGCTGATTGTCGCCTCGGCAGATCGGCCGTTTGCTGAGCTCGCATATACTGACATTGCGTAATTGCCAGCAGGCAAGCCTTGCACTTGGCAGTTAGAGGTTGCACCCGGCACTTGGTAGGTCTGGATTGCCTTGTTTTCCGCGTTTCTGATCACCACCCCGTAGTAGCTGATCTCCCCGTATGGAGGCGTCCAACTCAGTACGCCCTGGCGCACCTCCGGTTCGCGGTCAGCGCTCCACGCCAGACCAGTAGGAGGCGCAACACCGCCGACCGGAATATCGATAAACCCAATCGGCGTGTACTCGCGCCCGGCTTGGTCATCGTAGATTTCTGGACCGTATGGCTCGATGGTGACCGAGCATGCGCTGTCCGCCACCATCGACCAGTCTGTGACGATGAATTCCCCCGCCATATTCAGCGATGGCAGCGCCACCATTACAGGGCGACCAGGGCGGCAGTTGTAGCCGGAGAAGTTCAACGGTAGTTTGAGGCCGCCGCCGTTGCGCCGCATGCGAAGCACGATGTCAGCGAGACGCTGGGCCTGATATGGGTTTGTAACGTACTTGAGGTCCAGCGTTTCCGACAGCTCTTCGCCGTCTTCGGCGAGCCATGTTGCACTCTGTACGGGCGGGTAGTCAGTCTCAGCCCAAGATTCGGGGTCAACGAACAGACCGGTGATGGTGTTGATTGCGCTGTCATTGTCGACTTCCACCGAGCCCTGAACCGCGCCAATGACCATGTCTTCGTTGATGGTGAAGTCTGCGGGCCCGTAGTAGGCGCCTACGCGCATCATCCAGCGGCCGCCGACGCGAGAGATCTTCCCGCCGCATGCGGCTTCGATCTTCTTCAGCACATCGCCACGGCGCTCGTCGTCTCCGATCACGGCGCCCATGGCGTACCGAGCACTGCTAGAGCCGTCAGGATTGCTGACGCTTTCGATGCAGATATTGGCAGAGTCGATGAACGATTCCATCACGAGCTCGTCGTCCGGAACACCGAGCACGGTGCGCAGATACCACAGGGCAATCAGGGCGCAGTTGTCGCTGTAGCCGGTTTTACCTGTGCGGGGGTCGTATATATCGGTGCGCCCGCGAACAATGAATTTGGCATCAGGAATTCCGCTCGGAAACTTCTCGTTGCTGTACTTCAGCGATACGCGAACGAATGACAGGCCTTCGCCGATCATCGACTCGCGCCAGTCCGGGCAGTTAGCAAGCAGGAAAGCGTTTGGTGTCTTTGGGTTAATTATCACCTGGTACGATGCGTTGCTTCCGTAGCTGGAGATCGGCTGATCATTCAGTAATATCTCGTCAACGCCTGCAATGGCGCCCTCGCTCAGCGTGTAGACGAGATGCAGCCATTCGTTGTCAGCCTGATCGCCACCCTGCTCCTGTGCCCATTGCAGAACACCTCCAGTGCTGATCCGGCCCACGATGTACCGTGCCGCGGCCTTCGATGAGCGCAAGGTCTGGCCGGACGGCTCAGCGGTGTATCCGTCTTGGGAGACCTGCGACTGCTTCATCATCGAGAAGATCGCACCGGCCGCCAAAGCAACCCCGGCAATCGCGAGCGCACTGGCGCCGGCGACTGCGGCGGCACCTGCTGCGATGGCTACTACGGCTATTGCTGGTGGCATTATTCAACTCTCCAAACAATCAAGGGCTCGGCCTGAATCCGGGTCGCGCCTTGTACGGTCAATCCCCACCATGCACCCGCCCAACGGACAGCAATGGCCCGCCCCTCTGGCGCCTCGTGCACGCACACGTCGCCGCGCTGCGCCATGGCCGGCTCTACGCGCTGGAAACACGCATCCCATGCGGCCTCTAGCGAGCCGTGCCGCTTGGCCAAGGCACGCTTGGCGCCTGTCTCGGTGCTGTAGCGCCCTCGATAGTCGGCGGCTGGATCAATCCCACAAACCGCCGCGCAGCAGTCGGCAGCAAACAGGCAGCAGTCGTTTTCGCCCCACAAAAAAGGCCGCTCAATGGCGGCCTGTATGGTTTCGTGTAGGCGTTTAGCCCAATCGGGGTTCCTCATTCGATCCTGTTCCCCTTGCTGCGATTATCGCTCGCGCTGATTATTTGCAAATTCCAAGGAACATGGAGTCCACTGACCTCCCTGCCCTGCAGCGGTATGATGTGGTCAACATGCATGATTATTTGCTCCGGATCGTCCGTATCGACGCACGCAGCTAGCTTTTCTGTAAGCTTCCTTGCCTGAACATATATCTCCTTTATCTCTTCATCGTAACCGCAAAGTGACCTGTTAATCTTAGCGGCCTGCCTTTTGCGAACATACGACACATAAAGACCTTTGTTGTTGTGATAATGCTGCCTGATCTTGTCCCGGTTCTTTTCCCTATATTCAGCTCTTTGAACAAGAGAATCATCCCTGCCATCTAGCCGCTTCTGAATAATCAAACTCTTATTATCCGTGCGCCACTTCTTATGGTAGGTCTTGGCAAACTCTCTATGCGCCGATCGATAATCGATAAAATATCCAGATTCTTTTAGCCTATCTGCGTCTGCCCTCTTGCAGGCTATGCACTGCCTGGTGCTTACGAGCCTCTCCGAAAGGTGCCCATGAATGCAGGGCTCTCCTGTGAAGTAACGCTTCAAGCCTGCGGACTTAGCATCTGATCGTGCTAATACTTTCAACTCTTCATTCATATCTAAAGGTCGGCGCATCTTTGCGACTCCCCCAGAACAAGGGCGACTCGCTCAGCTGGGCGATGGCGAAGAAGATCCGATCACCCGGGTGGCGTAGCTGGTGGTTTTCATCAGTCCAGCGCTTCGAGCCGGGACGGCTCCACTCAGCCATGCGGTCAATGATCGTCACGCTGATCGAATTCTTCCCGTCGTTGCCGCCGTAATTGAACTTCGCTGCATCCATGCGGCCGCTGAAAAGGACGTCAGCGGCCATGGCTCCGTTCAGGCCGATCACAACGAACATCACCCGACCGGGCCGCCCACGGCACCGCTCGACCAGCGTCTGCCGCAGAATTGTGCTATCTAGGCCGCTGAGGGTGAGGTCAACGGTCATGGGCCCGGATGGGCTGTCCGTCTCGGTCGCGGCGCCGATCTCACCGAGACGGCCAACCCCTGTATAGACCTGCCCGCCAATAATGACGTCGCCGGTTCCGGTGTGCGCCCGAACGGTCTCGCTCGCAAACTGAAGCTCGACCGCATAGAACGCGGTGAAGTTGCCTTGCCCGATGATGTCTACAACGGCCTGACTGATAGGGAATCCATCCATCAGAACGCCTCTCTTAGATCAATCGAGCTGTGCCCAACAACCGGCTGCAGGTCCACTGAAAACGCATCGGACGACAGGCGCATTTCGCAATATGGGTTTCGGTATTCGATTGGGGTGCCCGGGGCGATTGTCGACCTGATGCGCCTGTTGACAGGGACGACAGCGGTTGCGCCAGTCATGACCACGTCCTCCACCACCTCATAAAGCTGGCCGGAAATCGTGATGTAGTCGCCGGCATGAAAGGCAAGCCGCTGCATCACGGCATAGGCCTGCTGTCCAAAGTCGAGATCAAGGGAGGGCCCTGGTGGGTACTCCAGAGGGTGGCCGCCCAGCCCGTCCACGGTGATTGCGTAAGTATTTGCGCTGGCTTGCGCGACCACAGGCGCGCCAAGATCATCGTTTCGCATGCGGGTTTCTGCGGGCACGTTGACCGTCCCGGCCATCCCTCGAAGCCGTCCAATCAGTGCGGTCAACTTGCGCTCTTTGTCGCGGCTCATATTGCTAAATTGCAACGAGCAGCGCCAGTAGGCGCCCGGATAACCCACGATTTGCTGTGCATTCGACAGCGTCGAGGTGAACGCCCGGCTGTTATGGACGATTCCCCATGTTGCCCGCTGCGGATATAGGTCTTCTGGCCATGATTCGGCCATATGCGTCCCTCCAGGCATAAAAAAGCCCGCGCGTAGCGGGCTGTTGGTTGTTCGGCTGGCTAGCAGCCCTCGGTCGTCTCGCGTCCCGGGTGCCAGTCACCTTCGATCACATGCCGTATCTCATGCGTCAGGCATTGCGGGTACAGGTCACGGCGGATCTCGACCACGCACACGCCATTGGCGCAGCGGGCCGTGCCAAAGGTGTCATAGCCAGGCTTGTAGTCGATCTGATCCACCAGCCGGATATGCACCAGGGCCTCGGTGCGCTCGATCTGTGCCGGGGTCTGGTCGCAGCCTGCCAAGGCGAACAGCGCCACAAGGCAGAGAGCCGCGCCAAGGGCGCAACCTGTGATCGCGTTACGGCGCTTCATCCCCAAATCCGCCAGGGCGTTTTAGGTGCCATCACCGTCACGCTCTCCCGCCACTCGACAGCCCCACTCGACCTCACGTTGACGTGCCAGCCGGGTACAGCAACTGGCTCGGCTTCGGGGTCGATCTGCTCGTACCAGTTGCCAATCACGTCGATGACATGGCCCTCGGCTGGGCTGCCCTCGTCGTCCGTCACGCCAGCCTCGATCAGAGCGGCGCGCATGGTGGGTTCGTCGGCGGTCTGCAGGTAGTAGTCGATCATGCGGTCACCGCCTGTAATTCGGTGTTGGAGAGGCGGCGGGGATAAAATCTCAGCGAGCGGATATGACCGTTGAGCCACAGCCCCCCGGCCCCATAGCCTATTGTCAGGTTTGACACTTCAGGCACGTCCGTATAGTCAACGGAAGCAACTGACCCTCCGGCTGCGAGAGAAACCGATTCCCCAGATACAAAGGCTAACGCCTGCTTGGGGCTTAACTGTCTGCCGGGCAGGAAGATAGACGCATCAGGACCGTCTACATCACGAGCAATAACCTTTGCCCGGTCCTTATCAGGAATAACTCTATACCCCTCCCAAGTTGTTGCTTTCCTCAATGACGCCAGCGTGCCGAGGCTTGCCTCATCGGGACGCTGAAGGGGCACCGCCTCCACAAACAACGTCCCCTGCTCCGGGTTATACCAAGGCGACAGCGTGTTAACACTCGCCACGTCAGCCGCGCGGGTGACCTGGGCGTCTGTTGTGTGTACGAGGGAGGTGGGGAAGGTTCCCGCTTCTAGTTGGGCGCCCCAGATGTAGACGCCGGAGGTGCCGTCGCCTTGGTAGGAAACGGAGGTGCCGTCATACAGGTCTATGACCAGTTGCTTGCCCGCTGAAGTGGTGTCTGTTGAAGTGGCAGACAGGGCGCACTCAAACCAACCACCGCCAATCGGCTTGATCGACGCAGCGCCGCCTGTCCACTTCGCGCCAAACTCTGTCGAGAACACCTGACCTGTCGTCAGGTCAAAGTGCGCAAAGCAGACGGATGAGACGTTGTCTGACAGATACAGCCGCATGCGGGTACGGCCAGCAGGGCGTACGCGCAGTGAAAGACTGTAGGCTCCGTTAGCGCCAGAAACATTCCGAGTTAGGCGGTGGGTGCTATTGGCTGTGCTCTCCACGAGCTTTGTAGCCGCAGCCGACCCGTCCGGGGCGAGACCTACGCCAGCTTCAACTACCGACCCTCCTTTAATCCACGCCGAATTCCCAAACTCATTCGAGTACGTCAGCAAATTCGTCCGCTGCTCCTCCACCAGCAGCCCACGACACTCCCCCGTAACAGGGTCGTAGTCGATGCGGGGTTGGTTGGCAGGGAGCCATTCGTACTGGCCGGATGCGTTGAAGCGGCCGCCACCGGAGGCGCGGGTGAAGGTGATGAGGTCGGAGAAACTTTTTTGGATCAGTGCCATAGAATCTCCAGGCAAAAAAAAGTCCGCACGTGGCGGACTGCTTGGATCGGATAGCGGGCGTTTCAGCCTTGAATCGCTCGCGCTCTACGCCATAAGAGGAACATCATTTCTGCCGCAGCAGCTTGGCCTGGGCAGTCGTCGTGATCGCCGTCAAAAACGTAATCTCTGGATGTGTACGGCCAATCCTGCCCATGCGGGCGAAACTCCCTATCGAAGTCCGCTTCGAATTCGGCCCGCTCCTGCTCGGTAGCATCAGCCGGGAACCAGTCATTTACCATCGGCATCACTCCCTAATTCGTGTTGTGCGTCACTACGATGTATCACATCCTCCGGCGGATCGTCTGGATGATCGGCCCGTTTTGGTTTGCGTCACGCATGAGCTGCTCCAACACCTGGCGCGACATGTCGGTCATCATCTGGATTGCCTGCGGACTTACGTCGCTGGCTACGTTGAAGTTCTGATTCACGGTCATGCCCTGTCCCGTCTTGGCCTGCCCGCTGCTGCCCTTGCCGGTAGACTTTGTGTGGTCAATGATCGTCTCGTTCGGGTGCACCATCGCCATGAAGCCGCCCTTCCCGTCAAGGCCGCCGCTGCGAGGTCCGTATCCGGTGAAGCCCCCGCCTTCGAATGACATTCCAACTGATGCAATATTGGAGACGATCCCAGCCGTCGCGGCCGCCACCGAGGCCATTGCTGCAAGGTTCGCTGGCCACGGATTAGCAGAGGCCATCGCGATACCCTGCTGGATTGCAATTATGGATTGCGCGATGGCCGCAGCTTTCTGGACGGCAAACATGGCCTTGTAGATTCCAGACTGCTCGCCTGCGAAAGCAGACGCCATGCCGGCAAGGCTGCCGAACAGATTCTCGGTCGAAGACAGCATTACCAGTTGGCGCGACGCCTCTATGGCCTCCTGCTGCGCCCTGCTTTGCTCTTGAATGTTGGCGACCCGCGCGGCGTATTCAGCTTCGTTGACAGCCTTGGCCTCGAAAAACCCGCGCTGCTTCTCTAGCTCAGTCGCCCGCCACTCTTCTAGCGCAACTGCTTCCTGCTGGAGTCGCATCATTTCGGAAGCGGGACCACCAACAACGGCGTCCACACCGCCCGTGCCCGGCGCTTTAGATACGCCTTCTACTGTCCCGGGCGCCTGGTCAGCATTCATCTGCACTTCACGGATGCGGCGCAGCGTTTCAAGCCTTTGCAGGGCCTCAACGTTGCCCTGACGCTCGTACTCAGCAATCTTCTCGGCGTATTCCAGCTCGAACTGTGCGTCGTTGGCAGCCCGTAGTTGACCCGACTCGCGCAGGATGTCGATGCGCAGCTGTTCCTGCTCGGTCAGTTCGCGCTTGGCGTCGAGCTCGCGGGCAAGGTCAATCAGCTCATTGGCGCGCTGCTCGGCTATGCCCCTCAGGGCGCCTCGCTCTATCTCGTAGCGGACCTTTGCGGCCTCGCTCGTGGCACCATATAGAGCAAGCTGCCGCTCAAGCGACTGCGCTGTTGAGATGTAGGATTGCTGCAGCTGCTCGCCAGCTCTCGCTAACTCATCAGTTGCTACCCCGGCAGCGCGCTTCGCATCAACTTCCTGCGCATACTTAAGCAGCGCCTGCTCCTGCGCAGCATCTAGCTTGCCCAGTTCGCCGCTTTCAATCGCATACCGAACTTTGGCGGCCTCAGAGTTTTCGCCCTGAAGCGCCGCCGACTCTGCCAGTTTGGCCAGATACTTATCGTATTGCTCGTTCTGTGCTTTGCCGGTCGTCTCGATGGCCTTTGATTCGTCTTTCTGCTGCTGAACGCGGCGCCCTTGTATTTCCAAAATCTCGGTACTGATCTTGGCAAGGCGTTCGTCGTAAGCGGCGCGCTCTTTCGCGGTCAGAATGGTCCGGCGTTCGGCCTGTTCGAGGCTTTTCTGAACGCTTGCCCGCTCGGTGACTAGTTCGTTCAGGCGCTCAACGTCGGTAAGGTCGCCTGCTGTCAGGCGAATTCCTTTAGCCAGCAAGTCGAGGAAGGCGGCCAGATTTGCAGATCCGCCAATGGCCTTGTCCAGCTGCGCAATAGCGCCGCCCAGGTCGTTAGTGAGGGCTGTGGATGCCTGAGATACGGTGCGCGGCAACTTAGCGAACTCGGCATCAACATCCCTTGCGCGGCTCTGGATGGCGCCTAGCACTTTCTCAGCGGTAAGCTCACCGGCCAACATGAGCTGTCGCAGCTCACCAAAAGGCACGCCAAGCCCGCGCCCTATCTCACGTGCTAGCTCAGGCATGCCCTCCACAATGGCGTTGAACTCTTCCGCTCGTAGCGAACCGCCCGCCAGTGCCTGGCCGAGCTGCCGAAGCGAATCTGACATCTCTTGGGCCGAGCTGCCGCCAACTGCGCCGATCTTCTGCAGGGTTTCAGTGAGGCGGATGACTTGCGAGTCATTCGCGCCAAGCTCCCGAAGCGTTCCAGTAAGCGACTCCCATAGGCGAACCGTATCGCCCATGTCAGCGCCACTCTTGCGCGCAACATCCGCCAATCTCGAGTACGTAACCTCTGCTTCTGCCGCGCTAGCAGACATGCGCCTAACTCTGGCTTCAAGCAGCACGAACTGCTCCGAAAGCTTTTGCGCCGAACGGATAGCTTGGATGGAGACCATCCCCAGCACGGCCGCGCCGGCCGCCTTCACCGCGCCCTCAACCTTGGAGGCAGCCGGAGATAACCTGTCGAATTCCGTGCGGGCTTTTGATACCTGCGTACTATCGACGCTGACAACCAGCTTTGCGTACTCAGTCATGGTCGGCACCGAAATGAAGTTTATGGTTTTCTGCGATTCGCTCAATCTGGCGGCGCAAGCGTGGGTTTTTAACTAGCAGGTCAATAGGGTCTATACCTGGCGGCAGCGACCAATCCGCAATGAGTGATGCGGCTTGCTCAGCGTGCCGAACCCTGCGGCGCTGCTTCACCTCGGGGCCCACGTCATGGCTTGCACTTATTTGCTCCCATGAGCGATTTACAGCGCTGGCGAACTCTACCGATAACGTGGAGCGAACCTTGATCCACTCCTTGTTGCCCGCTGGGTCTTGCAGATCTACCCGCACCCCTTGGCTGGCTCGTGTTCTGGTGTAGAAGTCCTCGGGGCGCATCGACTTTCCTTTGGGCATAAAAAAACCCGCCGGAGCGGGTTCGTTAATTAGAAGAGATCAGGCTGCTTTTTTCGCCGACGCCGACCAAACCAGCGCCGCGACCCAGCCGATAAATGTCCAGCCAAGAAACAGATTTAGAAGCATGATCGACACTGCGTTTTGATGGTCGCGCATGTAAGCGATCAAGCCTGGCAAGAAATACACTCCCACCATCGCAGCAAGCATGATCAGAGACGTTATGAAATCCATCGTTACCCTCCCTAAGAAAGGGCGGACTCTACCAAATCGGCTCCCTACTGGCTCGCCACCATGTCCCACCATGGCTTAATCTCCTCGCCCCGGCACGGCTCCTACACCTCAGCCGGGGTGCGCCAATTTCGGCGCGGTCTTGATTTGGAGATATGCATGAGCGATACGGAAGATACAGGGGTTCAAATGTCTGCGCTTGAGGTTGGCCTGATTAACGCCATCGGCGCGCTAGCTATTGCGCTGAAGGCATCGCCAGGCTTTAACAACGATGCGCTGGTGAATATTGCGCAGAAGTTTCTCGATGAAAAGGTGCCGCTACCCTTCAGAGGCGAAGCAGCAGAGGAGGCTTATGCCAGGCCACTTCGGATGCTAGTAAATGATCAAGCTCAAGCCATTCAGTGGCTGGCACAGGACGACGTGAAACACTAGGTCGTACTGCCTGGTCTGGCGCCATAGGCTCGCAGAGACCCATCTGCTCGCACCTCCCAACCCTGTACGCCCTCCTCAAAATTTGCTGAGCGGCATACAGGGCTGGCTTTAGCTATTTGACCCTGGCTTTCTCCGTGCATAGACACGCAAGCATCTTTGATTATTGCTGAGTTGATGAACAGCTGCCCATCAATCACCGCGAACGGCTTTTCCATGAATCCTCCTGCGGCTTGGCCGCGTCATTTATCTTCAGCTCTGCGCCACTCGCTCTTCAACCGCAGCCAGCCTACGTAGTAGTGTTATCTCATGCGGCCTCAGCCTACGCCCGTACAGGTCAGCCCATGCCTTCAGTTCGGTCAGCGTGCCAATTGGCCGTGCCGAGCAATACCACTCCCATACATACGCCAGCTCAGACGGGCACTCCGGACCATCAAGGCGGCCAGGACGCTTCCCTGTCTTCTCGGCGATCGTTTCAAGCTGCGCCCGGATGGTGATGCGCTTGTCCGGCCCCTTCTTCGGCCTGGGCCCGGCAGGCTTCAGCAGACTCAGCTGATGCTCGGCGTGCTCGATCAGGCCTTGGCTGAGCCCGTCGAGCGTTTCCCAAAAAAACGGCGGCGGTCACTCGCGAAACGGTCAACTTCGGCGGTGATGTATGGCGACTCACGCAGGAACTCCAGCAGAGCCGTCTCGCTGAACTCCGCATCGAACGACCAGCCGATGATCAGCGCTGCGTTGAGCCGAAGCCGTGCCTGCTCTGTCTTGTCTGACTTCTCGGTCTCGTCCTTCATTGAGGCGAAAGCCAGCAGGTCGCGCCTGAACTCATCCAGGGCGACACGGAACTGGTCAGAGTCGACGCCGCGAATCAGTAGCCATTCATCCGTGGGCGTGCCGTCCGGCAACGAGAGAGGCATGCGCTCCCCCTCGTTTGCCTTAGCACGAGTGTAGAAGTCACTCGGTTTCATGCTTATCCCTTACACAGCAGGAATGCGGGTGATGGTGATTTCCGAGCCGGCTGTCGTGTCGTTGAAAGCACGGTAGTCGTAGCTCTGAATGATCGGGTCGTCTCCGGTGCCCTCTTCGCTCGAACTGGTCAGCTTGGCGCGATTCATGGCGATCTCGTAGCTGTTGTCACCGTCGGTCAGCGTGACAACCAAGGCGGTCTTGGTCTCGCCGCGATACTTCTCTTTCAGACGATCGTCTTCGATGTAGGCGGACAGCGAGCCATTTACGTTGATGCGACCCAGCTTGATGTCGTACGCATCGCGGGAGAACAGGCGGTAGATCGCCTCCATGCCGTTCTCTAGCGTGATGCTGAGCGCAGTGGCATGGTTGAGACCGGTGCCGCCTTCGAACAACGAACCCTCAAAGGTGGTCATCATCACTGTGTCGGTCGGCTCGGCAAACGTCTCGGCCGGATCCACCACATAGGCCTCCTCCTTCGTGCCGATCAGCGAGAAGGTGATGCCGATCTTGCTCTGCAGCGGACAGTCGATGGTCACGGTGCCGACTTCACAGCCGCGGTAGATCTGCGACCGACCGATGTCCTCGTTCTGCTTCAGGACGGCGAACTTGCGGCGGACTGAGCCAGTGGTAAGCACATCGCCAGTCCATGTGCCGTGAAAGGCTGCCTCCAGCAGAATGTCGAAGGTGCCGTAGGTCAGTTCCGCTTCGAGATCACCGGCAACGCTGGATACCCCGCTGCGCGACTCGGCCATGTGGCGGCCTGGCAACATTTCGTCCGACTCCAGTTCCTCGACGGTCTGACTCAGGCTGTTGCTGATCAGGCGCAGCGGAATCCACGCTACTGCGGGATCAAGCGCACCGTCGACGCCTTCCGGCTTGATGTACGTGTTCTGGTTGACGCCTTGTGCATAGGGCATTTGCTGTCTCCAAGAAATGCAAAAGCCCGCTCAAGGCGGGCTGCGGTGTTTCACGTTGGGTTTACGCCGGGAAGGTCCAGGCGGTGCAGTAGACGCTGACGCTGACGGACTGCCAGACGTCTTCGGTTCGGATTGGTGATCGCTCAGCGCGGCGGATCAAGACGCCCTGCCCTTGATAGTCGAGGCGCTTGCCGGGCGTGAAGAATGCGAACAGGGCATCCACCTCGCTCAGCATTGGCGCGAAACCGCTGTCTTTCGGGTGGAACAGGTCAATCTGAAGTATTCCGGTCCACTCTTGAGGCGCGTCATTACCCATCGCAGCCGGGGCTCTACTACTCGGCAGGCCGGTGAGGCGCGCCCATGATTGGCCTGATGTCGGAGTGAACGCTCGCCCCTCGTATGCCGTGCGTACCGATGGCATAGCGCCGGACTCGATGAACGCGGCGACCAAAGCGCTGTGAATCTTGCTCTCGCTCAATTATTTCGCTCCAAAGAAAAAGGGCGACCCTTCCGGAATCGCCCTTACTGCCGTTTACATTAGCAGTAGCCGTCTGCCTTGCGTTGCGAGACTACGAAATCAGCCTGCTCTCTTGTGAACACTAGGGCGGCCTGGTATCCGCTGTCGGCTGTTCGCGCCCTGCCTGGCTTGAGTCCAAGGCGCAAAACGTACCGCCTAGCCGCACTTCGATCCATCTTCAGCTCTTCTGCTAGCTCCTTGAGTGTCACAAGCGCCGAGACCGGTGGAGGCACTACCATCTGATTAAAGCGCTTCATGCGGCCACCTTCTCAGCTAGCAACTGCCGCAGCCGTTCAAGTCCTGCCTCGTTGTAAACGAAACTCTCGACTTGCTTGCTGCTGTGCTTCGACTTGTCCAGCCTGAATTCGCCGTACTGTGGCACCTTCAAGCCGTTGGCATTGGCAATCCTGCCAACCATGGCGCCGCTGATACCGAGCTTTGCTCCGACCTCGCCGGCCGGCATCAGATGGTGCTCGATCTTCGGCAGTGGAATCACTTTGTGGCCAAGCGCCTGTTCGGTCAAAACGCTGAGCAATGCCTGCTTGCTGTTCTCGCCAAGGTTCGGGAGGTGCTCAAAGGTCAGTCGTGCCAAATCCACCAGGGCGGCGACCGGTGCAGCCGGCGAAGGGACCGCCTCAACCTTCTGCCTCATGTTTTCTTCTAGCTCATGCAGCCGTTTCACGACCTTTCGCCGAAGCGGAATGCTGTAGCCGGTCAATAGCGTTTCGGTCAGTTCGCGGTCAAGGCGAAACTCTGAGGTGTAGCCACGCGAGTCTTTCTTTTCTTCGAAGTGGCCCAAATCTGGACCATCTCCAAGCGCTTCCAGCATTTCGCGAATATCACGAAGGATGTGCTTATGCTGCTTGCCGGTCAGCTTGGCGATTTCACGGGAGGACATGCTGACGGGAATGATTGCTACGTTCATGCCATGGTCCTCCCCGGAAAGCGACTGAGCCCCTGTCGCGGTTCAAGCGGCATCAGTTCCCGCATTTCCACTGTGAAGGTGCGATTGCCGATCTTGACCAGCCACCAGCGGCCAATCAGGTATGCCAGTTCTACGGAACGGCCGATCAGCGATTCTTGGCCGCCGACGACCATGGCGGTTGCGCCTTGCTTGAGGGTGAAGTTCATGCGGCTGCCCTCGAAGCTCTGAGTTGATGGGTCTGGCAGTCGCTGCGCATCTTGAGGTTCGTAAGTGCTGCCTGGGCGAACTCGAACATTTCATCAGTTGAGACCGGCAGATCGCCCGGCGTCAGCATGGCCTTGATCATCTGCTGGTGAGTCATCACGCAGGCATCAGCAGGAACTGGGGTGATCTGCTGTTCGCCATTGTGGTCGAAGCTGACCAGATAGCGGCGGAACGCACCGGGCTCGATCTGGATGCCGCTTGGCTTCTGCGACCACTCACCTTCCCAGACGTAGCTCTCAACATACTTACAAGCATCCTCAAATTCCGCCTGGGCAATGTCGCGGTACTGTGCAACTTGGTGGCGAGCCTTCAGGCTGCTCCACAACTCTTTATAGCCTGCGCGTTGGCGTGCCTTAGCTAGGCAGGCGACTTTGCTGTCTACCTTTCCCTTCAGGGCGAATTGCTGCTGAGGGTCAAGCGCTTTGCGGAGGCAATCAGCGGCAATCTCTGGAGCAATCTGGCGGAGCGCCTTTTCGCACTCAATGAAGTAGCGGCGGATGTTCCGACCGGCCTCCGTGCGCTCAACCATTGCCAGCTCTTTGGCCATGTCGACGGACAACGAATAGTTCGTAGAAGCCCGGCCTCTCTGGCCTGCGCCCTTTTTACTCTTTTCTGAGTAAAAATCCTGACCCTCAGTGAATCCGTATTCCGCAATTCGGCGTGCAATCCAGTCATTGAAGCGAACCTTTGACCCGAGGCAGATATGCAGGTCGCGAGCATTGCAGACCTGCGCCGACTCACCAGCCAGCTCACCAAGTCGCACAGGAATAAGGGTGGCATAGCTCATGCCGGTGTTGTGTTCTACGGAGATTGCAGTAACATTGCTCATAACGTTTTCCTAGATAGATGACGTTGATCCCGAAACCTCAAGCGTTGGCGCGCTTGGGGTTTTTTTATGCCTGCTGTAATCGCTCGTCACGCTGCATGGCCTCCTCCAGAATCTTCCCAATCAGCCAGTTCTGGCTTCGTTCTTCCTGTTGCGCTTTGCGCTCTACCCATTCCTTGACTGTCGGCTTGGTCCGAATGACCAGTTGCGCCATATCCCGTACCTTCATATCGCCTCCTTTGAACCACCGTGGTTCCTATGCATTGATTAAACCACCGTGGTTCCATTGCCGTCAACACCACCGTGGTTCAATATTCAAAAATGAGTAGAGAAGACCCGCAATTCAAACTGCGCCTGCCCGCAGAGCTCAAAGCACGTATCGACCGAGAGGCCGAGGCTAGCCGCCGCTCAATCAACGCAGAGATCATTGCGCGCCTTGAACTCGCGCTGCTCAGTGGCGAAACAATTGAAGAGCTGATGCCTGCCGCAAAAGCCAGGGAAATATCTGTGGCTGCGCGCCAGAGCATCCCTGGCATCGTAAAAAAACGCATAATCGACGGCATAAACCAGGCAATAGCCATGGGTCATGCATCAGCCAGCATTGATTTAACCGACTTAGATCTGGACGGGCTGCCCCAGTCAGATTCAGAAATGCTGATTGATGGCTTTAGTGAATGGTTAACACAAGCCGGATATGTAATTGACTGGGATGGCCCGGGTCACATTTGGATCAGGTTTGACGACATCTAGGTAAGGCACAGTCTTAAGCACGCCTGCCGTTCAGGCAACGAAATGTCCTTTTGTGCTTTTGTGCCTAGTCCAGAAACAGAAAGCCCCGCTCGGTGGCGGGGCTTTGTCAATGTACGGTGCCGTGCTGCTTGTGTGTCATCCCGCAGATAGCGTCACCTGCTTGAAACCTCGGCTTTTCAATTCTTCCACGATGCTCTCGATTGAGGCGTCAGCTAAAGCTACTTTTGGCGGCTCGACCTCAGGCGCGCCATCTGAATTGAACAGCACCTCATTTAATACTTCGAGCGTCTCTGCCTTTGGCAAAGCTTTTGCGCGCTCGTACCTGCTAATGGACTTCAGCCCAATATTGGTCATTTCGCTGAGCTGCAGCTGCGTCACGCCTAGATTGCGGCGCGCCTCGGCGAATGCTTTGGCGAACACGGGCTTGCTGTCTACGTTGGGGAGCATAAGTGTAGCCTCTACTGGGTCATGTGTGAGGCGCCACTATAGGACTCAAACAATACCATCGCAAGTCCTTTTTGAGACATGCAGGGGCTCTTACTAGTCTTTTTTGGGCGCTTCCCTGCCATAAATAAGCACAGATAGCGGGCATGCCTCAGACTTTATTCTTGCGAATAGCCGCCTCGACCATCTTCTCCACCCGATCCATGCTCCGCGTAACCATCCCCTCAGGCGCCTTGCTTGAGCTGCCTCGCTCAAGCTCATCGATGTACGGGAGATTGTTGGACAGGAAGGTAACCTGGCCAGCGCCATCCGGCGTTTTCGCTTCCACCTCACCGATCGCTTCACCTCCTGTCTTGTCGAGACGATCCGGATCAGCGGCCGACGGCGCGCCGACTGAGGTCGTCCACGCCCCCCTTGCCCGCCCCGTATCGACAGGCGTCATTCGGATCACGCCGCTGAAAAGCTCTAGCGTGGCCACGCGGGTGATCTTGTTGTGAGCTTCGGCTGTCTTCACGGCGAAGCGCCTGACGTCATCTGCGAATGCCATTAGCGCCTCCCTTGGATTTCGTACACCAGCGGCGTACCGGCCGGGTTGATTTCCTTGATGTTCACTGCGGTCCACGTATGGCCGCCCACGATGACCTGCGTGCTTAGCGTCGGGGGCGTGAGCCCCTTTGCTGCGATCAGCATCTTCTTGTCGTTCTGCCGTATGTCACTGCCGGCGAGGTTGGCGGCGCCTGACTCCTGCAAGCCGTACTCTTGAAGAATGCAGCTTCCGGTCTGCTCCGTGACTGTTCCGGGTGTCGTGCCTCCGGTTACAGGGTCGTACTCACCCGGCACGGAGTCGCGCAAGACCACTGGCTGGCCGAACTCGGAGATCATTTCGAGCGCCAGGTCAGCCATTTCGTCATAGAAGGCCATCTCACACCCTCTTCAGCATCATGACGCCGGCGCGGCGTATCCAGGGCGCCAATAGGGCCAGCGCGAACGATTCGCCAGCCGTCAGCAGAACCTGACCTTCGGCGAACACACGCTTGCGGGTGACCGCTCCTTCCACCCTGTCTTCCGATTCGAGAACTTCGCGCTCAGCTGCCTTGTACAGCAGCCCAGCTGCAGCTTCCTTCGCCACCTGCGCACCGGCCAGCTTGATTGCACTGGGAACCGGATCGGGCACAGGCCTCGTGATCTTGGCCGTTAACCAGGCGTTTGCCATGGTCACGGCAAGAACCTCATCACCGGTACCGGCCCAGCCAGGACCAAGCAGGGCGTCTACATCGGCAACGGTGATGAAATCGGTCATGCATCAGTCCTCAGTGGTGTCCGTCTCGCCGGCTTCCGGCTTGGTTTCCGGAATCAACGCTTGCAGGTCGGCCTTCTTCGCACTGGCGTCGAACTCGATGCCCTGCTCGGTCAGCCAGTCTTTCAGCTCGGCCACAGTCATTTTCTGCGGGTCCGTCTCGCCGGCTTCCGGCTTGACCTTGTCAGCCTCAGGCGCTGATTGCGCTCGTTTGCGCAGTCGATTGATCTGGGCAAGTGTCAGTTGCTCGCCCGGCTTGATTTGATCGTCACTCATGATGGTCTCCCATGAAAACGAGGGCCGAAGCCCTCATCAGCCCTTAGGCGCCCTTGATCCTCAAGAACGCGATAGGCACGTTCTTGCGATCCACCACTCGCTGCCAGTTGGCGGCTTTGCGAAGATCGGCCAGCAGCGGCGAGAACTCATCGACGGTCGTATCCGCTCCGGTACGGCCATTCACGTTTGCGCGGTTGGTGATGTCGGCACCGGTGAACTGGTAGCCAAACGGATGCAGGATCCACGTCTTGCGCTCCCACAGCGTTTCGACGCCACCACCGTTACCGGCCCGCGCCTGGCGTTCGATCTCGACCGGCACCGCTGGGTCACCTTCGCCGTAGCCGAACGCGCCGGCACCAAACAGCACAGCAGTCGTCACGATTGACGTATCAGGGTCCACGCCTGCGGTAACCGCAGGCATCGAGTCATCAACGATGACTCGCTGGCCCATGAACGTCGGAATCGTCAGGTTGCCCTGGCTGTCCGCGACGAAGTCGATGTCATCGGCATCAACCATTTGCTTATATGCCAGCGAGTGCACAGCGATGGCCGACAGCTCGCCGAAGGCATCGCCCAGCGTGAACACGGCAGAGGTAAATGCTTGGCGCGACCACGGAGCAGCAGCGCCGTCGTAGACCATGTCGCCATCGTTGTTCGCTTCGTTTGCGGCCAGCAGGCCAACAGAGGAGGCGATGACGCGGCGCTGCCACTGACGCTGCCAGTAGGTGCCGAAACGGTTACGGATGCGCTGCATCGGGTCGGAGCCGGACAGTTCAACCACGAGATCGGCGGCCGAATAGCCTTGGTTCAGGTAGCTGATGCGAGCCTTCTGCAGGCCAGAACCGAGCTTGTTTGGCGATGCCATATCGGCTGGATCGTCGTTCGACGCGTTTGGCTCTACGGATGCGTCCAGATCGCGCCAGAACGGAACCTGAATTTCCTGACCGCCAGTACTGGCTTTAGCGTCCAGCATGTCGTTACGAACGACTACGCCAGATTCGAAGAATGCGGTTCGCTCGGGAGTGTTTTCTGCTTGGTAGTCTGCATAGACTTCCGGGATTACTGCGTCGGTTAGGCGTGTTGTAGCCATGATTTATTCCTTGGTGGTGGCCGCCTCACGCAGTGCGCGGTACTGATCGGGATTGTTCCGATACAGCGCGGTACGTTCGGCTTCGGTTAGGTCGTTGAATTTCTTTGTGGCCTTGCCACCGTTGTCGCCGGTCGGACCGGCACCCTGAGCCCTTGGCCAGAGGTGTGTTGCGGACTCGCGAAGCGACTCCGCCCATTCGAGCGGAGAGAGAGGCGTTTTGCCGTCCTTGCCGTAGATGACCTCGCCATCACGGTCGGTAGCGATCGCCTCGCCGTCCTCGCTGAGTTTGAAAGTGCCCCGTGCGCGCAGGATGATGTCCTCTGCGGCCTCAGGTAGCGCCCCGGCCTTGATGGCTGCGGCGCGGATGGAATCTGCCAGCACCTTATCGCTGTACTTGGCGGCGAAGGCTTCTGCCTTGTCAGCGCGGGCTTTCTCGGCCTGTAACTGCTTGTCGAGATCGTTACGCAGGCGTTCAGTCCGGCGAGTGATCACCTCGTCAAGCTTGCCTTCAGCGATGAGCTTGGTTTCTTCGTCCTGGCCGACTTTGGTCAGGAGGCCCTTCACTGCCTCGATGTCGAGCCCTTCGAACTGGGTCTTGAAACTATCCAACTCGGTCGTGGACGTTTTGAGCTTGCCAAGCAGCTCGGAGTTTTTGTTCTTGAGCCCAGTAGTCGCCGCTTCCACCGCGGCTGCGATGGCTTCCTTTACTGCTGGGTTTTCAAGATCGATCGTGTTTTCTTCTGCCACTTGGCTCACCCCTTGGGTATGGTCGGCCCGCTTCGCAGGCATAAAAAAACCCCAGCATTGCCGGGGTCTGAAAATAAAAAGCCCCGACCGATGTCAGGGCTCTGGAAATGGAAAACCCGGCGCGGAGGCCGGGCTTTGAATTACTCAACTGATATCGTTCTACTCTTCGGCGCAGTCATCACAAAGGAAGTGGCCGCCGATATCGTTTGTTGCCTTGCCATGGGAGTCGTCCCGCTCACAAAGCACGTCAGGCACCTCTAGTTCGTCTTCATAATCACTTTCGATATCATCGTCGTCTCCTTCAAGAAAACGTTCGTACTCCATCGCAGCAGCTTCACGATCTTGCATAGTGGAATCTCTTTGTCGGAAGCGACATATTCTGTAGCACTGGGCATGACGTCAAGCCAGCACCACCCGCTCACCCTTCATGAAGCAGGTCGCACATAGAATCTGCTTCGTCCCGCCGCTCGCCTTGCCGCCCTTGAAAACCATGCCGACCTTCGTTTCGATGACCTCCGAACCGCTGCACCGAAAGCAGCGCAGCAGGCACGCAGCTTGCGGACGCTTCTGCATCAGCTTGCGTGCTTTCTGGCGGTTGTCGTCATCAGTGGCGCTGCCGTCAATGACGTGCAGTTTGGGCTTGTCTGTCATGCGCCGATCATAGCCCGGCGCGCTCGAACATGGCAGCGTCTCGCTTGCGTAGGTCATCCAGTGAATAGACTCGGCCCTTGTTGTCGGTGAACCGGTCGATGCTGACTTTGCCGTGGCGGAACAGCTTGCCTCGCTCGGCTCCCAAAACATCGTCTTGAAAGGCGGCCGGCTTGCCTCTCAGCCATTGGCTATATGACACGTCAGCGGCAACCTGACCGTCCATCGAGGCTTGTGTGCCTGGGTCGATCTCGGACTTGCTCAGACCCAATGCTTCCCATGCAGACGCAAGGACCGGCACTGAAGTGCTGCGGCAGTTCCAGTGCCGCGGCGGCTGAGGGCCTGTGCCAACCGCATACGTCTTGCCTGAGAGCGAAGCGCATGTGATCGTCGTCCGACCGTCCAGGGTCGCCAGAAACTGCCACTCCTTCACCAGATCCGCGTTCGCCTCGAACAGGGCCTGCCGCGAGTAGCTGGCTGTGTGATTCACCGCTGTTCGCACCAAAGCTTCAGCACCTCGGCGATCGATCTCTAGGAGGCCATCGGCATAGTTCAGCGCCCGGGTTCCTCGCAAGCGGCGGACCATCTGATCAATCGTCTCGCCCTCAAGAAAGCCCATTCGAATTGCGTCGCGAATCCGGGTGGCACGAGTCTCCTCGATATCCTTCAGCGCTTCTGAAAGCAGCTTGCCTTGGAAGGGCCTGGCCATCGCGGCTGCATGCACCTGCGAAGCACTCACCGCGCTTATGGTCAGCGACTCGGCTACGGCTGAAGGCAGAACACTTTCCAACAGCTTGTGCTGGTAGCTCGCCTCATACCCGGCCAGCGCGACCAACTCGGTATCCAGATCGGCGCCGACTGCCGCATAGGCTGCAGCATTTAATCGCTCCACCGAAACTAGAAGCGAATCCAGGCGTTGAACGGTGAAGGACTGAGGCGGTAGACGCTCCAGGGCATCCATCAGCTGCGCGAATAGCTCGGTGTCCGCCCGGTTCAGCAAGGCAATCATCCGGCGCGCGACGCCATTTGAGTAACGCGTAAGGTCGATAGCATGGCCAACCGCCGCGTCTGCAAGCCGCTCGTTAGCGCTGGCCATTATTCAGCCCCCACGTTACCCAGTCCAGGTCCCTGCTCTGCCAAGCGCTCCATCTCGTCCAGCCAGTTCCGATCAGGAACTTTGCCGGTCGAAATGTAGTGCCAGTAGGTGTCGTGGCTTATCACGCCGGCCAATGCTGCCTGCAATAGCTGGGTAGCCATCTGCGGGTCTACTCCAACCGCAACGAAGTCCGGCTTGACGGTGAAGGTCACCTCTTTCTCGTTGAAGCCCAGCCATTCGGCCAGATAACGCAAACCCTGCTCAAGCGCTTCCGCAGCCGTAATAACGATGCTATGCAGCGTGGCGTGCTGGTCATTCTGGCGCAACTTGCGGGCCTCGCCCGACTCTGTGCCGGTCACGTCCATAACCTTCGCGCCAGCCTCAAGGGCGGCGTTCTTCTGGTCCGACATGGCGGTGCGCACGGCTTCGATACCGGCCCCCTGGAACTCCAGATAGCCGCACGATCCGTTGACGCCCAAATCCCACGCCGCGGACGGCCCAGTGACCGATAGGTCGGCGTCTTCCTCAAGGCCCGACACCCACGGCTGCGGATGACTGGTCTGATGCAGAGCAGTGAAGTAGTCAGCGCTGAGTTGGTACGACTTCAGCGCGGCGCGAGCCATGCTCAGCAGCGGTATTTCATCCACTCCCGGCGCGTTATCGGTCGAGCCGCAATAAACGACTGGGATGTACCCCAGACCCATGACCAAACGCTGGTCGGAGCCGGTTCTGCCCAAAGGCTTCTCCGCATCAACTATCTCGCCGCTATCGTTGCGTACAGAGCTATAGCAAACGCCGTCACGCATGGTGAAGACGCGGAAGACAGGATCGCAATCGTGGGTAAACTCGTCCTGCTGCGTCTCGCGAAACTCTCGGAACACCGCCAGCACGAGATCCTGGCGGCCGCCTTGGTTCGCTGTCTTCCAGTTGATCGCATTGACTGCGGTGTACGTCGAGAAGTACGGCAACCCGTTTTCGTCGATGTTGGCCACCAGTGGCACGCGGCCGTGCGAAATGGCCTGGCGAACCATCCTGAAGAACAACTGCTTCAGGCCAAAGCCATCATCCGTCGCGTTATCTAGCAGCCCTTTCATACCGGATGGCAGAACAATTTCAGGCTGCAGGCGCGATACCAGCCCCATCATCGAACGCAGGCTATCTCGCACCCAGTGCTCATATTGAGCACGAGCCGTGTAGTTGTCGTAAAGGTAGCGATTAGCTGCGGCATCCTGCTTCTCTGCCTCTACCATCCCACTGGGCTTCGGAAGGTTGCGGACATCCGCCTTAACGGCGTCTTCGCCGTCGAGCGCAGCATCCATCAACTGCCACTCGGGCAGGTGCCGATCGTAATCGGGGTTTGTCGATTGCACTGGCATTATGCCAATCCTCCAATACGGCGCATGCCGCCTGTGCGTTTACGTCTGCTCATCGCGACCGCGAAATAGCGGAATGCGTCTGAGCCGTGAGACGACCAATCGTGAAGCGGCTTGTCTTTCCAGCAGCCGCGCTTGTCGTCCCATTCCTTGCGATAGTTTTCGAGGCAGGCAATGCCCTCTTCGCACTTCGAATCGTCGAACGCGCAACGCGGAAGGATCTCGCGAACCTGATCGATCCCGTCATCTACGCCCAGCTTCGGGACCACCTGAAAATTGACGCTGTACCGGCTGCCGTCGAACTCGTAGCCCTCTCGGGCAATCTCGCGCCGGGTCTTGCCGTCGCTGCCGAACTCACGATTGTCGATGTCGTGCGGGCCCCAGTGATCGCCGTAGGTGTAGCCTTTGTCCTTCAGCGTCTTCATGTAGTGACGCAGGCCTTCACCGCTGTTCTCGTAGTAATCGATGACGTGGTACTGCTCGCCGATGAACCGGACGAACCAGATCGCCGTCGAGTCGCCCACGCCGATATCCCAGAAGGTGTGAACCGGCTGGTGACTGTTGTCGGGTATCTCACCGATGCGCTGCTGCGCGTACAGCTTCGCGAACTGCTTGGCGTAGTAAGCACCCTCGATGCTCTGTTGGAACGCTTCGGCGGGTATCGATGGATACTCACGCTTCATGTCATCGCCGAGGGTTTTCTCCTTGGCGGCGTACCAGGCGCGCTGGCCTGCGTTCGTCTTGATGCCGTGTTTGGCCTCAAGCTCATTGAAATAGTCGGTTAGGCGCTGCGGTAGAACCGTTCCGGCTGGATCTAGCCAGTAGTCGGCGTTCTTCCACCAGCTGAAGAAGAAGAACTTCCAATCCAGCTTACCGAGAGGGTGCCGAGCGGCCTGTTGTTTCTCGGCTGATTGGGAATACTCGAAGAAGTACCCGGCCCGACCTTCTGCAGTCGATTCGATAGTGACAAAGCAGTCAGTCGCTACCGCCTCGAACGCACCGGTCACGATCTCGCGCGCCTTATGGGGGAACTTGGCGCATATCTTCCCGAACTCGGACACGTGCAGATAACGCAGGGTGCCGCCCCGGAACGACGTACTGACGTACAGCGAGCCACCCTTGGCAAACACCAGCTCGCCGGCCGCATCGTTGCTCGCCGGGTTGGCGGCTTTGATCTCTGCTGGCAGGTTGTCGTAGGCAAACTTGATCTTCTCGCGGAACAGGCGCTTGGCGTCGTTCAGCGTGTGAGCGATCAGCGCGCACTTGGCGGATTCGAACAGAGCGGCGTCGAGCTGGATGATGCACTGCTCGGTCGTGAATCCGAGCTGACGAGCCTTCAGGATGATGTTCCGGGTGTGAATCCCCTCGAAGTACTCAACCTGCTCCGCTGTCATGCGGAAACGTGCCTTCTTGCCCTGCTTATCGGTGATGAAGTACAGGTTGTTCAGGCGCCAATGCTTGTCCCGTAGCAACTTCAAATGCTCGGGTTTCATGCTCTAGGCCTCAGTCGATAGCTCGTCCATCAGTGCGGCCAGGTCGCTGACCGTCTTGTCGCCTTCCTCACTGTCGAGGTTGTAGGCCTGCCGTTCGCCCTTGATTACCTTCAGCTGAGCATCGACGCCAGCGTTCAGGGACCGAGCAAAGCGGTCGTGGTTGTCTTCGGTTACGTCCATCTCAGCCAGGGCGAAGCAGAGCTTGTCCGCAATGCTGCGCCACATGGCGAGGCCAGACCGGTGCGCTAGGACAACCGATGCCGCTTCATCTGACGCTTCTTCGATGATCTCAGCGTCTTCACGCACATCACGCTGCGTGACTTCGTTGCGTGAGGCTGTGCGTGACAGCTTCCCCTGAGTTGCCGTCCTAACCTGCTCCGAGAGGTCACGCTGCCATCCATGCTTCTTGGCGCGGCTGCGTATCGTCCCCTCGTTGCTGTTGAATTTGTCTGCAATAGCGCGCAGGGAAAGCGACCCGGCCCGGTAGGCACGTTCGATCGCCTCCCAGTCGGGTTGCTTCGTTGTCATGGATTACTCCGTTTGTTTGGGCCTACGCCTCACCACCACCCACATGACGCAGAGGCATAGCAGTAGGTAGGGGGTGGTCATGCGTTCACCCACTTCAAGATCACGTCCAGGGACGGCTTGTTCTCGGGCTTGTTGATGTTGTGGTCGTTGTTACCAGCACCGCGGGCAGCGAAGAACACGTAGGTGTCGATGCCGTTGTTGACGTTGTGCTCAAGGAACTTGTCTAGCGCGGTCACATAGCTTGCGTACCGGCCGGGAACCATCGTCTCTCCGATTGAGAGGTGGTAGCCATGCTTGGCGCCCCATTCTCTGAAGCCCTTGATGCGATTGACCCCAATGTTTGGATCGGCCTTGTTTGCCGTTTCAACGCTGTCTGTCCAGAAACCGTCCTGCCCGTTGTCCAGATACAGATGCCCTTGGAACTCAAGGTACTGCTTGCCCTTGGGATGAACGATGTTCTCGATGCCTGGGTTGTTGCTGACCCAGTTCGTCGTGTTGGAATACTTGATGCCTTCGCAGCTGATCACCTTGTCGCTGATGTTGCCGACTTGGGTGACTGCGTGCTGTAGCGCCTGCCTCCACACGTCCCAGCTGATGATCGGCTCGTTCATCAGGTCGTACCCGTAGGTCGCGGCCTTGGTGGTGGCGTTCGATTCCAGGCGCTGGGCGATTGCCTTCCAGTCATTACCGAGGGCTTCGACGGATACGCCAGCACCGATCCTCTTACGGTCACCCGACTTGTTGGTGGTCGAGTAGCCGGAGTAATTGTGCATATCCCAGAGGATGGTCATACCGACCTGAGCGGCATAGGAAGCCGTCTGGTCCATCAGCTGCATGTGCGCTTCGTCAAGCTGGCCACTGCCTGCACCACCACGAATGGCACGCTCCCAGAGGAAACCTACCCGGGCGCGCTTAAATCCTTGGGCTGCTGCCTGCTTCCACTCATCGAGATTGGGGAAGTTGTAGTGCTGGCCGTGCTTGCCCGGCAGGCCACCCGCTATGGTGTCGCCACCCATCCCGAGACCGAGGTTAAGAAAGACCCGGCCCTTGTTGGTGACTGGCTTGCTGGGTTCAGGCTGCGCTTCAGGCGCCAATAACTCTCCCTCCTGATCAGCTTCGCCGTCACCCTGCGAAACCGTTACCGCGTTCGGATGCCCTAGGGTCGGGGAGATCTTGCCACCTTCCACGCTGACTAGCAGGTTGCCCCATGCAGGTCTGGATTCTGTGATTCTGCGCTTGGTGCCGTCCTTGAACGTCGCCATCATGCCGGGCTTGACCTCATCCTCCATACCGCCTGAGTAGACGAGCCGGAACATGCCTCGGTTGTCGCTTACGCCGTTTACCCATTCGCCGCCCGTTTCGTTGACGAATTTGAACTGCGCAGCGATTGGCAATTCGGGCTGTTCGGGTTCCGGCGCTGGCTCAGTTGGCTGTTCAGGCTCTGGTGCTGGCTGATCTGGCTTAGCCATAGCCTCAGCAATGCGCTCATCAACCTTGGGCATGACCTTCCCGGCCACATCATCGGCAAGCTGATCAATGAGTTGATCGAATAGTTCGGCAACAGTAGGCATATGCGTTCTCCGTGTGGAGCCCTACTGCACGGCTGGGCGAATGGTTTGCCGGCTACTCGGTGCCGGTCACTTTCGGTTGCGGTATCACTCGGGCGACAGCTACGGCCACGCCGAGGAACATGTTCACGCTCGCCCACAGCACTGGAGGGACATGGCCATCAAAGGCAGTCCACCCAAGCGCGGCGGCGTTGATGATTGCGGTGAGGATGGCGATCTGAAGGCTGCTGAGCTTCCAAGCCTTGCGCCATTCAGGGATCAGGTTCATGCACCGAACCCTTTAGCGATGTATGGCCATACCTTGTCGAACAGGGCGAGGATGATCGCCGCCGCGCCAAGGCCGTACGAAATCTTGTCGCCCATCTTGTCCATCTTGCTCGCCATCTCTTCTTGGCTATCACCGATGGCGGTGAGCTGGCGGCTTTGGTGCTCGAACTGCTGCTCAAGTTTGGTCAATCGATTGGGCGACTGGCCGTGCTCCCGATCGAAGGCGTTGAGCCGATGACGGGTTACGGCTGCTTCTTGCTCCAGAGCGCCGACACGCTCATGCACGGTTCGGCCTCCCTCGTTATGGGTGTCGGGCATATGGAGAATCCAGAATTGGTGGCTCTACAGCGTGCCGGGTTGGCTTTTGGGCCTCTTCCGGTGAGGATCGGCAGTGAGAGCCAGAAACGAAAAAAGCCCCGACCAAAGTCAGGGCTCTTGAATTCGTAACGCCCGGAGATCAGCCCGAGCGGCCTTACCTACGCAAGGACTTCTGATCTTGGTCATCTCAACGCGTAAAATGACCAAGATAGGAAGATTCTGCGACATGACGACAAAACAATCAAGGACTAATTGCGGCCAATCGCCATTATTTAGCAGGAACCATCACGCAGCGTCGCTAATGAGCAATCCAACCGCCTCCAGCGCCTCCTGTGCTTGCGCTAGTGCCTCGTTCACCATTCCCTCTAGCGAACCCTTGATCGACTTGTTCCAGCGCTGGTATGTGCGCTCTGTGAGGCCCTGGCTATCCCATGTCGTCATGTCGTAATTGGATGGGCTGAGCACGATCATGTCAGCCGATCGGGAGCTGGCTTTCTGCTGCTCTCGCTGATTGGCGCGGGCTGTTGCTTCCTCATGGGCGCGCACTCTCCATGCTGGCGTTCCTTCTGGTAGCTCCTCGGCCTTGAACGTCGCTGCTACACGCTGGACGCCCTTCACTTGAGGAATCGCCCAGGCAGTGACCGCTTTGCGTGTGAAGAGCTGCGGCGCCGGGGAAGGAACCACCGCTACCAGACGGCCTATCGCCTCCACCTTGCGGCCCTTGTGCGTCGAATACTTCGCGAGAAGCGCGCTCCAGTGCCGAGGGGATAGTTCTGCGTGAAGGATCTTGAATACGATCGCATCCGCCAACAACGCAGCATCCTTGCCGCCAATCTCGCCACTCACCTTGGCGGTCTGCACCTTGGGTTCGAAGTCGCACCCGCCAGCTGAATTGATAGTTTCGGCTGCCATGGCCCGGACTACGGCTGATACCACGTTGTGATAGGTCATTACATACTCCCCGACTTCTGTTCTATCTGGCTGCCCTGGCTTTCAACGCTTCCACAACCGCACCCTGCACACTCGCAGGCACGGTCGAGAGCAATAGCTGCGCTTGCCTCTGCCGCTCCGATCCCTTGAGGTCGCGTACCTTCCACCGAATCAAGCAGGCTGTCTTGTCCGCTTCGATCAGCATTCGATCCGCTGACAGCAATGAGGCCAAATTTGATGAGCCACTCATCTCCGACGCGCTCATGCACTGGTCACCTCCGGCGCTATGTACAGGTGTTTCTCTGTCTCGAAAGCCACATCAGGGCCCTCAACGGTGCGGGGGTCGCGGGACTGATGAGTAGGACAAGGCCAGCGCAGTGAACCGTCTCCACTTGGGCAGGTGCACGCCGACTTGAAGCGATCAACCATATCCAACGCCTCGACGATCGACCCGGCCGGCAGCTTCTCGCCCGATGGCAGCTCTACGGTGATGCCTGATGTAGCGTTCTTGATTAGCGAGCCTTTCATGCTGCGGACCTCCTGTGGCTGCGACCGGAGCCGTTGTGCGTAACCTTTGGCGCAAACAGCGCGTCGAAGTCGGTCATTCCTGCCGCTTTCCTTCTGTGGATAGTCCCTCCGCTAACCTTTACGCGGGGGTCACGCGCCCAGCCTGTGGCGGTGTCGCGCCTACCTTCGAACTCTATTAGGCCGGTCTTCCCTCGTGCCGCCTGGCCCTCCAGCGTGAATCCGCGTTTCACATTGCACCCTCGGCAAAGGATCCGCAGGTTGGCCCTGGCGTTGTTCAGGCGATCGTCATCGATATGATCGACGTGGCAGGTAGACCACTGCTCTACTCGACCGCATAGCTCACAGTCCCGGCACGCTGCGCCAACTACTGACCACATGACGTGGCGGTGCTCGAAGACATAACCACCCTTGTCAGCGAGCGCGTGTTCTGGTGCGTAGATCCGGACATATCCGTTGGGAGTCACAATCCTCTGCTTGCGGCTCGTTGGACTGGTCTCAGTGGTCCCGTTGCGCCACACACGGAAGTAGTGCTTCTGACACAGCTGTGCCGCCTTGTACGGTGCATCCCGCCCACAACCATCGACCTTGCACTTCATTTCAGCCGAGCCTCCATACGCCGAATCTTTCTGGAAATAACCTTCTTCAGCCGCTTCAGGTACTCGACGGTGAAGCTCGCACGCTCTTGGGACGACTCCAGCTGCTCAACGCGATCACTCCCGATCCTGCGCACCAGTTCCGGCCGGTAACCCATGATGTTTCCGCTCAGGTGGTTGTTGCAGACCGAGCAGGCCTTGTGGATGTTGTGAAGGTTGAAACGCAGGTGAGCTGCAGCGCCACGGCTCCTAAAATGCGAGGCGTGCCACTGGCCTTCCCAGGTAGCTGGCTTGTCGCAGCTGACGCAGCCCAGATGGGCATCACGCAGCCGGACGTACCGGTTGATGACAACCTGTGTCTCCCGCATGTAGTCGCCCTTGGTCTTGATCCGCTCGCGTGCTGCTCGGCGTGCTGCTCGCTCCTGCTTGGCCTCGTCGCGGGCCTGGCGGGCTTTTTTCGTCTGAGTCAGCGCAACCGCACAGGCAATGCTGCAGGCGGTTTGTAGCGGGCGAGCCGGTACGAACTCAGACCGGCACGCAGCGTTGCGACATTTCTTGGCGCGAGCGGCCTTGGTGAGCTTGGTTTGCTTCATGCGGCCACCATCAGCGGGAAACCCTGCTCTGCTGCCCACTGCTCAATGTGGGTCATGTAGTCGCCGAACTCAGCCACGGACAGCTTCGTGGTGCTGATGCCGACCAGCGATCCATCCGGTAGCTCGTTACAGCCGATGAACTGGCGTCTGAAGTATTCGTGCCACGTCTCGTCGTCGTACTGGCGGCCGTTCACCCATACGGCGTGCTCGACTTCACGCAGAAGCGCCCAGTAGCGTTTGTTTTGGTCGACGGAGCGCTTCGACTTGAGCTCGCGCAGCACCAGCTCATAACCGGTGCCGGCTTCCCGCATGAGGCCCTGAACTAGCCCGTGGGCAGCCTTGAATGCCGGGTTGATACCGGCAGCGCCTTGGATGCGGAATATTCGATCAGCCATGGGCCGCCTCCATCCCTAGTCGATATGCGGCAAAAATAAAGAATGCCACTAGGCCACCCCGGAGAAACGGCTGCTTAATGCAACTGGCAGCGCCACCTAGCAGGCAAACAGTCAAATACGCGACGAACTCAGCCACGGCTCACCTCCTGGCCCTTGCTGTCATACCCGCCAGCGTCGGCGTGGATGAGCTTGACTAGCTCAGCGTCGAGGTTGACCGGCTCGGACTGGCCTATGGTGTCGAGGTGGCCGTTGCGCCATCCCATGGTGTAGGCCTTGCGGAGGAGGGTTAGGAGTTGGGCCTCACTGAGCATTTTCATGCCGCCGCCTCCGCTGTTGCTGCCTCAAGCCTGCTGAGAAGAGCTCCATGCGCCCTTACCTCCGACCCGGCACGTTCAGCCAACTTGCTGATGATCCGCAGCTGCCGATCCCCGCCTGGGCCCGCGTGAAGATCGCAGGTGAAGTGCAAACCGGAGACGACCATGACAATCGCGTCATAGCGACGGGTCGCGGTTTCCATGTTTTTGAGCAGGATTGAGAACGGCTCTTCAATGAACATTTCGAGCTGGCTCATTTCGATCCCTCCCCGGCACGAGCGGCAGCACATCGCGCCTCTAGCTCCGGAAACTCGTGACCGATCCTGTACAGCTCGCCATACATACGCGCATGGCTCAGGCGAAGCTTCTTGATTCCGGCCCTCAGCTGATCACGCTCGGCACACAGCCGGCGCAGCTCCGCGCTGTCTCTGTCGTGCTGATTCATGCCGGCACCTCGCTTGCCTTCTGGCGTTCGGGCTGGAAGTCGCCGCGTAGGGGCATCAGCGCCGTGTCGCAGAAACCAATATTTCCTGGGGCGTCTGGGTGCGCGCAGATCCATCCGTTTTCGGTCGCCTGGAGTATTCCACGTGGCGTGTGCACGAGGTCACCCTTCGCGAGGCGTTCAATAAGCTCAACGACGCTTCCGGCCATGACTGGCGATAGGTCGATCAAAGTCAGAGCGAGATCGCCGGGCTTGAAGTTGTGGTTCATGCGTTCACCTTCAGCGCCGCCAGCGCGTCCAATTGCTCTTGCCGGCGGCGCTCGAAGTTCTCCTGGCGCTCACGGATAGCGGCCTGCCGCTTCTGCTCCTTGGCTGCCAGGTTCTCAGCTACCGACGCCTTCACCAGCTGCAACTTGGCGCGAACGTCTTCGCTCGGCATGGCTGCGCGCCCGGTGATCAAACCGGCAATCGCGGCGCCGTCTTGGGTGACAGGCTCATGGGTCAGTTGGGCCCGGTATTCCTGAACGACTGGGGCCGGCAGGCGGCCGAGGCGCCCTGCTTCCTCAACGGCCATCAAGCGGCGCTGCGGGTCGAAGCCAGGAGAAAGCGCCCACTTGACCGGCGTACCTTCGCGGCGAGCGGTGTCGACAAGGCGCTGGTAGGCGGACAGGAAGGACATGCGAGCCCCGACCTTGTCGCCGGCTTCCAGCACTGCACGAGCAGCACCAAGGGCCAGCTGGATTTCTTCGGTTAGCACAACGCTGTCGAATTCATCCGAGGCAGCCAGAGCCAGTGACCAAGCCTCGTTTGGCTCGGGCCGGCCATCGGCAGCCTGTACGCGCTGAAGGATCGCGCCGATGGTGAGCTTATTGGTCAGCTCCCTGCGGCAGGACTGCAACGCGGCGGCGATCGCCGGCTCCTCGTACTGCTTCAGGTCGTCGACCATCATCAGCGCTGCGGTTTGGGTGAGCTCCTGACCCATGGCTTCCGCCGTGGCGAACAGGGAGACGAGCAACGAATCTTCTTGATCAGGCGTTAGCATTTTGCCGCCCTCCTTGCGCGTTGAGCGTTCAGCGCCGCCTGTGCAGCGGACACGTTCGATTGGGTCTTCTCGACTTGCTGGGCAGATCGCCCGGTGACTTGCGTGTTGGTCGCCCACTGGGTGCGGTACGACTCAGCCTTTGCGAGCAGCGATCCGACGTCGTGGCAGTTGCGGATCAGGAAGGCGTCGTTGATCGAGACGAAGTAATCAGCCACTGCCGGCGCCTCAGCTCCGAGGCGCTTGTTCAGCTCAACGATTTGCTTGTTGACCTTGGCGTTGCGAACCGGGGCGGTGTGATACCGGTGTTGGTATGCCAGCGAGTAGGCGGACCAGATCGAGCGACATGCCGCTTGCCTGGCAGCTTCCGAATCGTCGTTCGAATCGGCGGTTGCGACAGCGGCCGGCAATACCTGACTGGTATCCTGATTGGTTACCTGATTACTGGTACCCTGATTTGTCGGAGATTTTTCCGACCTTGGCTCGGATATTTTTCCGACCTCCATCGGATTTTTTTCCGAGGTAGATCGGATTTTTTTCCGACGTGCCTCGGATATTTTTCCGACCTTATTCGCAGCAGAGGTCGGATATTTTTCCGACCCATCTATCTTGCGGTTCCACTCCTTCCCTTTGCGCGTAACCCGAATCAGCGTGATCGTTGCCGTGTGCGAAACATCAACGAGCCCAGCGGACTCCAGTTGCTTCATCAACCGGTATACGGTGTCAGGCTTGTCGGTAAGGATCGGGAGCTCTTCGATGACTTTCGACTTGCTGAGGGCATAGAACTCACCATCATCGGTCTTCATCATGCGGGCCCAGCTCGGGCACTCGTAGACGAACGCGAACAGCAATGCCTGCTGTGCGTTCAGGTTCCGCTCAAGCGCCTTTGCCTGGTTGATCGTGATGGTGAACTGCATGTCACTCAACCTTGCGGACGATGCCGCGAGTACTGGATAAAACCCCACCCATACCCAGCGGCTTAATCCCACCTTGGGCGGTCCGTAAGATGGAACCCATGGAAAGCACTGACATGGATGTCTCTCTTAAGCGGCCTGGGTTTTCTGGCTCTGGGACGGAAACGGACGAAGCTCTTCAGCTGCGTACTTGCCGCCTTTGAGTTCAGTGACGTAAATCTCTCGACCGACCCGCATAGCCTTGTTCAAGGCTCCTTGCGTCAGGCCGAGCAGCTTTGCTGCTTGGGTCTGCCCCTTCTCTGCAGCGAACTCGTTGAGAGGAATGCGGCGCATTGCTCTGCTCTCCTGTGTTGTTCGTCGACTGAGGATATCTCTTTTGGAGATACACGGCAACTCCAGAGGAGATAGCAGGTTATTTCCACCGGGAATAGAATTGGCAGATGACTAAAGAAAGACGCCCATTGCAGGACTGGGAAAAGCAGGAATGCGCCTCGCTAAAGGCGGAATTCGTTGCTTACAACCTATCTCCGCCCAATGGAAAGAAGCTCACCCAGGAAGAAGCCGCTCACGCCTTGGGTATGAGCCAGGGCACGTTCAGTAGCCACCTAAACGGGCATCGAGCACTCAACAAAGAGATGGCCGCTACGATGGCTAGGATGCTCGGCATTCCTGTGGCGCGCTTCAGCAAGCGCTTGGCTGAAGAGATTCAGGCCATGTCAGCGGCTGCTGGCGTAGACGAGCAGCGGGGCGAGACAGCTAGCGCCGCCGATACCGTCCTGAAGATGCTTGCCAAGGCAGGAAAGCTGACGCCTGAGGGCCGCCAAGCCATCCTGTCGGCCGTAGACCAAAGCTCGGACAAGCCGACCACGAGTAACGTGATCACCGCAGACTTCTCCCGCCCCGGCCCGGTCGGCGATGAGATTCGTATCGCGCACTACGATGTCCAGGGCGCCATGGGCGGCGGCAAGCTGGTTCACGATTACCCTGAGATGCTCCGTGATGTGACGGTCAGCCAGCGGCACCTGCGCGAGCTGGGCGTCACCTACAAAGACCCGGCTCACCTGAAGATCATCAGCGGTAACGGGCAGTCGATGGCGCCCATCATCCAGCACATGGACCCGATGATCAGCGACGTCAGCATCAGGGAATACACCGGTGACGGCATTTACGCTTTCACCTGGCAGGGGCATTTCTATATCAAGAGCCTGCAGATCGCCGACGAGGATCATTTCCTGATGGTTTCGGCTGACGAAAAGCTCTATCCGCCGAAAAAGATCAGGGTCGACGACACATACATTCAGGCCAGAATTCTGCTGGTCTGGAATGCGAAGCGGGTCTGATCACACACAACGCAAGGAAGCGAACCATGAGTTACTTAGTACTCACCCGCAAGGCAGGCGAGAAAATTACACTACGCGCGCAACCTGGCACCGACCCGGAAGACTTACTCGCCCAGCTGATGCTAGACGGGATCACCGTCACGGTGCAGGGGATCAAAGGCAGTCGGGCACATATTGGCGTTGAAGCTCCGCTTGACCTGCAGATACTGCGCGGCGAGCTTGAAGAGGCATGAGCGCCACCGGGGCGCCGAGCAAGGTTAGGATTTAGAGGACTGAAGCATGGAAACGGAATTCAAAGATGACCCAGCAGGCCACACGAAGATGGCTTTCGTCATCGACAACAGGCGGCCTGTTCTCGCCTCAGTCTATGCGCAAAGCCTTGAAGCCTTGGCCGCTGAGTACACCCGTTATATCTCTGCGTTCCACTCGCCAGCCGACGCTGAGTTCACGCATATGTTCGTGCACCAGATGCGGCAAGGAAGCATTGTCAGCGTTCTGGAGCCCATCGTCGTTGGCGCCCTTCCGCTTTTCGATGCGGCACGGACGATCTTTGAGTACAGCGACTATCTGAAAGCGATCATTGATTGGGCCTTGGGAAAAACCGAGGAAAAGCCCAAACTGGCAGACGAAGCCAGGACTCTGAAAGATATGGTCAAAATCCTGGAGCCAGTAGCGCGCGACCAGGGTGCCCAGATGAACATCGGAACAGTTGAAAACCACGGCACGATCAATTTCACGCTGAACATCAGCACCACTGATGCAAATGCGGCGCAGAACCACTTCCGTCGCTTCATGGAGCCGGCCAAACCCCTGCCTGGCGGCGAACACAAGATGGTTGCTCTGCGCTGGTATCAAACCAAAGGCGATGCCAAAGCCAAAACGGGCGACAAGGCGCGGATCGAAAGCATTTACCCTAACCCGGTAAAAGTGATGTTCGCTTCGCCGGACCTCAAAGAGCGCATGGTGATTGCCGAGGCGCAGATCTACCACAAAGCGTTCATCGTCGATGTGTCTGTCGAGGTAGTCGATGACAAGCCTGTCCTGTATGTCGTGAAGGCTTACCACGACGAGATAGACCTAGCATCCTAGCCATCCAAGCCCCGCACCTAGCGGGACTTTTTGTATCTGGTCTACGCTGATCTAAAACAATAAGGATCAGCCATGACCGACCGTAATGCGCTTCCCGCCCTGCTCTACCAACTCCACATGAATCAACTGGCCATAGGCGCAGCGGTCGAAGAGCTCGCTATTTGGGTTGAGCAACGCGGGTCCGTTGATACCGCCCACGCTGTCAAAAGCCATCTCGATCTGCTCAACAGCAGCTCTGACGATATTGCCGATCTGATCGCCTCTCTTATGGCTGACGGGTAGCATCAGAACGGAGCCTCGTCCTCCACCGCCTTTACTTCTTCCTCCCGGATAGCCTCGTCATCATCGGTCGACTTGTCCCAATGCAGCGTCACCGTACCGTCGTCGTCGGTTACGACCATCTCTAGACCATCCGTCTCGGCCAGCACCTGCATCACCGCATCCCATGCCTCGTCTGGATCGTCGTCCAGCTGATGGATCGTCACGCGCCTGTTCAACTGCGCTATCGGTGAATTGATCATCGCGGATACCCGCAGCCCCAGGCGCTCTGCCGGGGTGGGCTTACTTACTGCCTGCTTGCTCGCTTGCTTTGCCATATCCAACTCCTGACTACTGGATGTGCATACAGTATTCGCGATGGAACTAATTGGCAACCGTTCCGCTTATCTCCTCCCAAACGGAAAGAAATATCTCCATTGGAGTTGACATGAATATTTCCATGGGAGATAGTAGCTCCATCGCAGCGCAACACACAGCGCACCGACAGGCAGAGATGCCTCGGCATAGCCGGAAGCTCTTTCACAACTCAGGAACATCGCGGCGGGGTCCCGGCAACGGCACAGCGCGATCAACAAATTCCCCGTCCCATGCCAGCTCTGGAACTGGCCTCGGCTCCACATGTAGCCGAGCGAAGTTGCGCAAGTCGCCTGAGGCGTCGCCAGTAGCGGCTAAGGGTAGAGATACGAATCCGACACAGCGCGCAATGGAGATAGGTCGCCGGGATTTCCCGCCGACCGGCCCAGCCCACCGTGGCAAGTAACGGAGGCCAGAAAGACAGAATCGAATTAGCGCTCCGAGCCTCGGCTATGAGGAGCGCCGGACCTCATGCGGTGTGCCTACTTAACCGGGCGCCAGGGGCTGTACCCCGCATGTTGTATTGACCGATGACCACGCCGCAACGCTGATCGAGCGACGTGACCAGGAAGCCCCGATGCCAACCCACTGACGACTCACGGCCTGCAATCAGCAGCGGGCGCGGAGCGGATCCATGCCGGGCCTTGGATGACAGCCGGGAAAGACCGGCACCTTACATAGCGACAAGCGCACCGATGGCCGCCAGTAGCGGGTCGGTGCGAGGAAACGATAGCGCCGGGGTAATCGCCCCGGCTGTATCGGTGAGTGATCTGACTTGCGAGATAGCTACGCATGAGCCGCCAAGGCTTCCTTGGTGGGCGAGTTACGCAGGCAGGCGGCAGGTCCTGCGCAGATCACTCAACCCATACAGAACACCCCGGAGACACGCCATGGACACCATCGAAATCAACGGTTGGCAGGGACGCCTAGGTCACGGACTGGCCCCTCAGGAACTCCGCGCCACGCTCTACGCCATCACCAAGACCTGCAAGGAGACGGCTAGGGAGCTGGGTATCAGCCCCGGCACCGTTCAAGACCGTCTCGACAACGCCCGCTACAAGCTGGGCATGCAGCGCACGGTTCGCGGCTTGATCGCTGAGGCCATGAAGCGCGGAATCATCTCACCGTTGGTATTGGCTCTTTGCTTCGCGCTGGGCCTCACAGCCATGCAAGACAGGCCAAACAACAGGCCGGTGCGTACGGCGAAGGTATCGGTTATGCGGGCATATAGGCAGGAGGTGGCATGAGTACGGAACAGATGCGGGAAGAGTTTGAGGCTTGGGCGCGTAAGCACAACGAGTCTCTTTGCGAGGACGGTATAGGCGTGCCTGAAGACATCCGCCTTGATCGCCAGGGTGGCGCCTATATCTGGGCAAACGCTGAATCAGCATGGCTCGCCTGGCAAGCCTCCCGCGCCGCGCTGGCGGTGGAGCTGCCTAACCCAATCGAAGTTCACGACTCTGGTGATTATCAGATGGACACAATCGACGCCCTAGAAGCAGCCGGCATCACGGTAAAGCCATGACCCCCGACTTCAAGCTCGCCCTCTGCTGGCTATCGCTGGCCGTGGTTGTGGCGATAGCAAACCTTTTACCCATCAGCACATAGGAGGATGAGATGTGCAATTGCAGAGTTGAAACGGAAGCGCGACTGATGAAAGCCATCCCTGAGCAGCTGCCAGATGGCCACAGAAACCTCCGAGTGAGCCTGACAGGGTATGCCCTGATGATGGGCGAAGGCGGCGCTCAGTCGCGACAGGTGATGCCGATCGCGATTACCTACGAAGCCCCAAACCGGGCGGGCGCGATGAAGGACAAGAAGCAGTCGATGAGCATGATGGCGAACTACTGCATGTTCTGCGGCGAGAAGTACGAAAAGACTACCGACCCGCAATGACCCCATATCACGGCTTACTAGCCCTCACCGCTATCTGGATCGTATGGATTGTCAGGGAGTGGTGGGGGAGGAATTGGAAGGAGAAGGATGAATGAGCGAACAGAAGTTGGACTGCTACATCGTTGGCGACCATGACTACTACGCGGCCTATTCCGCTAGACAGGCCGAAGAGTTGCACATGGACCTAAACGACTTTGAAGAAGACGGCCGTGAAGAAGCTTGCTTGGTTGTCGGCGCACTCCTTGACAAGGAGTGGGTAGAGAAAGACACCCGCGAGTCTGTCGGCACCCTGCGCCAGTGGCTATCTCAAGCGAAAGAGCCTTGCTGGCTTTCAGGTACTGAGTAACACCCCTCCTACACCCAGCCCGTCCGGGCACACCCACTCAATCGAAACGCTGCGCAGGACGCGGCTATGGAGAGCTTATGTCTGTTGCATTCGAGCTGAACGAAGGAAAGGTAGTCATCGACGTGAACTATCTGCTGGACGCCATGAGCGATCAGGCCAAGCTTGATCTGGTGGAGCGCCTGGCGGTTGAGGACGTTGTGATCAAGCACGTCGTTGACCAGATCGTCGATGGCCTCACCGAGAACTGCTACGGCGGCTCCCGCTTGTGTGGCTCGTCTGTTGAGCCTTCACTGCCGCTGGACATTGCGCACCGTCGCATTGCCGAGGCCAGCGGAGAGATTGCGAACGCTGAAATCGCATCGCTAAAGCGCGAACTTGCGAGTACTGCCGAGCGCCTTCGTAGCGCCTACGACGAGCTTGACCGACTGCACCACCCACATCGCGGCGCATAACCCACCAGCCCGTCCGGGCGACCCGAGACAAACCATGAACGACACGCTCAGAAAGCTGCGCAAATATCGCGCGCTGGCCAGGCAGTGCAAGCGCATGGGCGAAACATCAAGCCGACGCAGCTTTATCGAATACGCCCTGTTCTGGCGCCGAATTCTTCGCGTAGAGCGGAAGCGCAGCAACTAACCAGCCCAACCGGGCACGACCTATAGGTACCCACCATGTACTCACAACTGACAGGGTTCAGGGAATACCCGTGCCCGGAAGATAGCGTTTCTCTTGAAGACGCGATCAAGGATCAGCTCGACGAACACCACGCCGACACCATGCAGGCCTACACCGAGTACTGCGGCGATCGCATGGAAGTGCCGGCCAACCTGATCGGCGCTCTCATCCATCTGCAAGGCCCCAGCTACTGCTGGGAAATGCAGCTGGGCCGCATCCATGAGGTGCTAGGCGAGGCGCTGAAGGAAATCGTCTACGACATCGACCAGTACAAGAAAGCATTCATCGAACACGAAGCAGAGCGGCGCCGTAAGGAAGCCGAAGAGATCAAGCACGAGGTGGCGGCATGAGCCAGAAAAAGGCGAAGGACATCCTCGACGAAATGACCCGCGACGAGCTGTTGGCCTGGATGCGGTCGAGCTGGCATCAGCGGCCAAAGCGCAGCGAGCTGCTTTACCTGCGCTGGAAAATCCAATCAGAAGCCTTGGCGTCGGACTACCAGAAAGAGATCAGCAGCCTCGACCATCTGGATTTTTCTGTGCGCGACCGCTACGCAGCTCAGTGCAACGCGACGAACAACGTGGCCGAAAAGCTTCGGCTGCTAAAGCTGATAGAGCCATACGACAGCGCAATGTCTGCACACCTCAAGCGCTACAAGGCGCTGGATGCACGACAAGCGAAGGTCGACCGGCTTTACGAGCAAATCGATGTTGAGCGCAACAAGGAGGCGGTATGAGCAAGGAAGTGAAGCGGTACGACGGATTGCTGGACAACCTGGGGCATGACTGTTTCTACGTCCGGGCCGATGACTACGAAGCCCTTCTCGCTGAGCGGGATGCAGCACAGAAGGATGCTGAGCGCCGGGTTCCGCTTTACGAAACGATCGAGCGGGCCTGCGGAGAGCTGCCTGAGGGCTGGACCATCATGCTGTGCGCCGAACATCACGCTGGAACGGTTGAGCTGTACGGCCCGGATGGAAGTCGCGAGGAATTCCCTACCAACAATGAGCGCCTTGATTACACGGTGATCGACGCGCTTGAGCACGCCCTGCAAGGAGAGCAGCCATGAGCAAGGACGTTTTCCATAAAGGGCCGGTGATCCTTGAGGTTTTGCGCCTTGAAGGCGGAGATGATCCATTCATTTGCGCCATCAACGGGCGTATAGCGCTTGACCCTCTCTGTGAAATTGAGGAGCAGCTCAGGGATGAAGAAGAGTTCAGCCACGGCGAAGGGCTGTACCTGTACGAGGCCCGTTACTACTCCGGGCAGTTCGGCGAATACGGCATGTGCGAGATAGCGCCTGGATGGGAACTGACGCTACTTGAGCATAACGCTGACTGGATGACGCCAGTTGAAGGAGCCCAGCCATGAACGCCACTACCGCACCGGTAACCAGCCTAACCGACGAGATGCTGGCAGACACCCAGCAGCGCTTCACCCTGCTCTCCGCGCCAGGTCATTCACTGTGCAAGGCTCTAGGCCTGCCTCCTGAAACGCGCCTGATTGATTCGGGCATCAGCTCGCCAATGACCATTAAGCGCGGTCGCCGGGTTCTGGAGGTGATGCATGGCTAGCCAATACCAACGCGCCAAGCGCCAAGCCTTCTGGCAGACCTTCGTCGGCGGTGCTCTGACCATCGTCGGCATGTCCCTGTGGTTCATGGCTAGCGGGACTGCCGGAGCCATAGCGCCATGATTGAACCAACCCACCCCAAGCCATCCACCCTGGTATGGCTATTCGTTGCCGGGGCCATCCTGCTATTCGGCCTCACCCTCGCCTGCCTATGGATGGTTGAGCGCGCTTTCGCTTAACGCTTGATACCCAGCCAATCGGCGGAGAAATCAATGAACGCAGCTACCGACGTTATCAAGCCGGGGTATTACCGCGACCTCAGTAATGAGGCGTACCACCGCGGCCCTGGCATATCGAAGTCCCAGCTCGACCTGATCCACAAAAGCCCTGCCCTGTTCCAGTGGAGCAAGGCAGCGCCAGAGGACGACGAGAAGAAGTCAGCGCTGAACATTGGCGACGCGGTACACGCCATTCTGCTAGAGCCTCACCGGTTCGATGATGAATACGTGATCGCGCCGGAATGTGACCGTCGCACCAAGGCCGGAAAGCAGCAGTACGAGGAGTTCGAAGCAAGCATTAAAAGCCAGACCGTGCTGACCGCCGACGAAGGCCGGAAGGTGCAGTTGATCAAGGAAAGCGTGATGGCCCACCCGCACGCTCGCTGGCTCGTTGAGGCCGAAGGCGATGCAGAGGCCAGCATCTACTGGAACGAGCGCAGCACCGGCTTGCTAGCTCGTTGCAGGCCAGACAAGACCATCCCTTCGCTTGGCTGGATCGCGGATGTGAAGACGACCGCCGACATGGATAAGTTCGCCCGGTCTGTCTACGACTACCGGTACCACGTGCAGGACCCTTTCTACTGCGACGGCTACGAAGCGCACTTCGGCGAGCAGCCGGCCGCGTTCGTGTTCCTTGTCGTCAGTACCAGCATCGAGTGCGGCAAGTACCCGGTGCGCATCTTCACCCTCGACCTCGAAGCCAAGTCGATCGGTCGTGAAACCTATCTCGAAGACATGGCCACTTACGCCGACTGCATCCGCACCGGTGAATGGTCTGGATTGGAAACTATCAGCCTGCCCTACTGGGCAAAGGAACGCAGATGACAACTGAAAACGTCGCTCCCTTCTCGCAGAAGGACATGCAGGCCACCGGGCAGCAGCAAGTGAAGCCGCGGACGCAAGCCGACACCCTGGCCGCGATGCTAGCCAGTCCGAAGATGAAGGCTCAGTTCGCCGCAGCCCTGCCGAAGCACATGACCGCCGAACGCATGGCGCGGATCGTCACCACCGAGATTCGCAAGACGCCAGACTTGGTGAAGTGCGATAAAGCCAGTTTCCTCGGTGCGGTAATTCAGTGCGCGCAGCTTGGATTAGAGCCAGGAAACAGCCTTGGTCACGCCTATATCCTGCCTTTCGACAAGCGCGAGAAGCAGGGTAATCAGTGGGTCACTGTTCGCACCGATGCCCAGCTAATCATCGGGTATCGCGGCATGATCGACCTGGCGCGCCGGTCAGGGCAGATTATCAGCCTGTCGGCACGAACCGTCCGTGAGCATGACGACTTCGATTACCAGCTGGGCCTGCATGAGGACCTGACGCACAAGCCGTTCGAGGGTAATAACGCCGGTGAGATCACACACACCTACGCGGTAGCGAGGCTCCAGGGTGGCGGGGTGCAGTTCGAGGTGATGAGTAAGGCGCAGATCGAGGCGGTGCGCGAACAGAGCAAGGCCGGCAAGTCTGGCCCCTGGGTTAGCCACTGGGAAGAGATGGCAAAGAAAACTGTGATCCGCCGCCTGTTCAAGTACCTCCCCGTCTCGGTCGAGATCCAGCGCGCCGTCACCCTGGACGAGGCGGCAGAGGCCGGCATTCCGCAGGGGAACGAGTATGTGTTTGATGGTGATTTCGAGGTTGTTGGCGATGAACCACCAGCACAGTGACTTCCCCGAACAAACCTGCACCAAGTGCAACGAATCATGGCCGGCTGACACCGAGTTCTTCTTCACCGACAAGCTGAAGAAGTCCGGACTCAGCCACACCTGCAAAGCCTGCTTCGAAGAGTTGCCCAGCGTGAAGGCGAAGCGGGCCAAGCGGCCCCGCGCCACCCTGCGCTCATCGTGGGAAAGCCTGTTTCCTGAATACCGCATAAGCGCATAACTCGGACAATCACCATGCAAACGAACGCATCCGCGCGCAGCGGAGATATAGCCCTGCCCCGCTGGCTGTCCCGGCCGGCAAGTCGATACATCACCCGCAGCGGTAGCCGCTGGCAGCCCGAGACGGTTGCGCTGGTCTTCGCCTTGGTCCTGCGCGAGCACGGCACCATTGAAGCCGTCCGCGCCACGGCACGGCGACTGGCCGAGCTGGTCTGCAGGGAGCAGCAGCCCAAGCTAAAAGCGCTGGCCCGCACCGTCACGGACGATCAGGTCATTCAGGTGGCGCTGAACATCATCAACCGTGTGTGCGACCTGTGCGATATCGGCGCCGGCTCCGAATTCAAGATGCCCGAGCCCGTAATTGCCCCGCGCTGCCACATGACGCCGATGAAGCTGGCCGGCTACCACGCGCACAAACACTGGAAATGCCAGCACTGCTCGCACACGAAGCCGCTGGAAGGATCGCTGCAATGACGATGATCGAACTGCACGCGCCGCACTACGATGCCGCCTGGAATGAAGGCTGGAACGCCAAAGTCGGCAGCGAATGCCCGTATGGCATATCCCAACTAGGAAGGCGCTGCGCATGGCTGGCGGCTCACCGTGATCGACACGGAGCCTTGGCCGCATGACCCGCCCAACCTATTGCAGAACTAGCGGCCAGCTAATCGGCACATGCACCTGTTATCGCTGCAAGCCGCCCAAGGAGAAGGAACAATGAGCGAGAAAGTAGAGAGCGGGCTGGAGGTGGTGGCGCGCTTCCTGTTAGGCGAAGGCGAGATGGACGGTTGCTGGTTCGGAGACGAGCACCCAAGTGGCAAAAGGCTCTGGTGGCGTCAGCATCTCCGGGCAGCAATGGCAGACGCCGAGCGCGCCCTATCCGAACGTGACGCCGAAATTCAACGCCAGCGCGAAGGGCACCGCACGACGTGGACGCAGTTGGAGCAGGTGAAGGGGTTGCTGCGTAATCTGCGGATCTACATCTCAGGCTTGTACATGCTCGGCAGCGGTAGGAAAGCAGCGATCGAGGCAATTGACGCCGCACTATCCCAGCAGGCCGAGCCGGAAGAGTGCCTCGTGTGCTGTTCAGACGAACCCCATACCGGAACCTGCGGAAGCAGCGACCCCCGCGCACTCTGCAATCGTGCTGAGGCCGAGCCAGCCCCGGCGCAGCTTGTTGAGTGTGACGCTTGCCCTACTAGCGGCGGATGCCTGAACAAGTGCATGAAGGTGCAAGACGAGCCAGCCCCGGCGCAGGATGATGACGACTACATGCCAGAAGGCCTAGTGGGAGCAATCATGCACAGCGAAGTCATGGATATCCCTTCAATGGCTGCAAATGCGTTACAGGAACAACTGACAGCCCCGGCGCAGGATGAGCGGACTATCGACACGGCGCCGCTAATTCGCTTCATCTTTAGCGAGTATGGTTCGCCAGAAATGGCAGGCAATCTGCCGGACGATGTTGTTCGTGTAGTCCGCGCCCTGGAGTCACCCGCCCGCCCCGCGCAGACCGCCCCGCAGCCGGAGCAGAGTGGGCTTGCTGACCTGCCATATCAGACCCTGTTCAATGCCATCGCGGCAGCAACAGACGCAGGCGACTCGCCAGTCAGCATCAGCGTCAAGGCATTCCGCGCCGCCCTGTCTGCGAAGGAGGAGTGAATGGCGATTCCGATCAAGCACGAGGATGCGGAAACGGTCGCAGAGTTTCCCAGGCTGATAGAGCGATGTCACTTCTGCCAAGCGCGAACCCGTTGGTGGCACGAAAACACCAACAATCCGGTTTGCCCTGGCTGTTCAAAGCTACACAAGGTTGCCGAGCTGCCGGACTGGGGTAAGGCGATACGAGCCTACAAGCGAAAGCAGCGCACCACCAGCCCCGCCTAACCCCCTAACCAACACACCACATCACACAGCCTGCCGGCGAGAGTCGGGGGGATAGGAGATCTGCATGTCCGAAATTACCTCTCGCGCCTTGGCGCTATACAAGCCGCCGTTCCGTTTCGATCGCTATGGCTACATATGGGACGCGGAAGACAACATGGTTGCGGATAACCACATCGAGGCAGAAGCCGACGGCGCAGCGCTTCGCGTGCGTGGCTGGGGGCGCATTAGCTATCTAAAGAACCCAGAGCAGCTACAGGACGAGATAGGCCGAATCATGGCCCAAGCGCTGACTGAGTATTGGGAGCGGAAGCACCTTGGCATTGCCGACGATCTGGAGGGCTGACCCATGCAGCACACAGACAAGGCGATAGCCGAGTTCGAGGCGTGGTGGATTCGTCAGCCATTCAACAAGCTGTTCGAGGACGTGAAGGACCAGATGCGGAATGTGTGGGTGGCGTCGCGGATGGAGTTGGTGATTGAGCTGCCGCCGCTTATGACGAGATACGAAAAGCCAGACTACTACTTCGCAGATGGCGTGTACGCCGCCATCGAAGCAGCCGGCGTACCGGTAAGGGGGTGAGGATGGGCGCACGAGAGAAACCAGAGCCGATTGAAGGTCTGCCCGTGGACAAGGTGTACGAACGGAAGTTGGCCGAACTGATCGGTACTACGCCGAAGGCCTTGGAGCGAAAGCGTCAGCGCGGAGTGTTGCCGCCTGGCGTATGGGAGAAGATTGACGGCTGCATCATGTACAGCCTGGAGAGGTACAACGAATGGGCAGAAAGTCAGTGGGGCTCCCCCAAGGCGTCGAGATCGCTGGGGGCTCCGTCCGCATCCGCTTCACATGGAAGAAAGAGCGACGTTGCGAAACGCTCCCCTATCCTCAAACGCCCAAGGGATTTGCAGCAGCAGCAGGTTTACGAGCTCAGGTAACGCAGCTGATCAAGCTCGGTATGCTCACGGACGACAAGTATGCCGAGCTCTTTCCCTCATCCAGGTACACCCTCGCCCGCATCACCCCGACCTTCGGCCACTTCGCACAGCTCTGGCTGGACAGCCGGCAGATCGTGTTCAACACCCGCCGCAACTACCTTCGAGTCCTGAACAAGTACTGGATGCCTCATTGGGCCACGAAGCGTCTGGACGAGATCCTGCCGGTGGATGTGCGCGTGCTGATGACCAAGATCGAATGGAACTCGGCGACCGACCGTAACGCCGCGGTACAGGCTGCCAAGGCGATCCTCGAAGCGGCAGTAAAGGACGGCATCATTGCCGAGAACCCGATGCGCTCAGTCGAGAAGGCCAGGGAAGCCGAGAGAGACATTGACCCATTCACCCCGGCAGAGCGAGACGCCATCCTGGCCGACCTGTACGGGCACCTGACAGGCATTCGCCGCAGTTACGCATCCTTCTTCAAGCTGGCGTTCTATACCGGCCTGCGGACTGGGGAGCAGCTTTCCCTGCGATGGTCAGACGTAGACCTTGCCGCCCGAACGATCCGCATCCGGTCGACACTGGAGAAAGGCAAGGCACGAGACAACACCAAGACGAAGCGGGTTCGAAAGGTGCTATTAGTTGACCAGGCAATCGAGGCGCTGGAAGAGATGGCCGAGCTCACCAGGGACTGGAACGAGTTCGTGTTCGCCCCCACCAGCGGCGCGAAAGGCAACATCAGCAACGTGGTCAGCACGGCCTATCACCTGAAGCAGTCGATGAAGCGGCTGGGCATCCGCCCGCGTCGGCAGTACGATACCCGGCACACCTACGCGACGGTCTGCCTGTCGGCTGGTATCGCTCCGGCCTTCATCGCACAGCAGCTTGGCAACAGCATAGAAACCCTGCTGAAGCACTACGCCAAGTGGATCTCCTCCAGTGCCGACTGGGCCGAACTGGACAAGCTTAAAAGCAGCTAA